TTAATGACAGTTCGGAATATCAGCATCAGTGAGTTGGGTTGCCGCCAGCACAATCTCACGTTCAAAGCCCTGCTCCAGCATGCGCAAGGCAATTTTAATGGCTTGCTCATGCATGCCTTCCTGCAAACCTTCTAATTTACCTTTCTGCAAACCCTCCAATTTACCTTGCTGCAAACCTTCTAATTTACCTTCTTGCCAGCCTTCAATTCCAGATGCGCATCTCTGCCTGAATTTCGGGCCATTTAGCACCAGGAATACATTTATGCTTAACCCACCCAATGGCGTGCAGCTTAAGCTCCGGATACATGGCGTTAACTTCTGGCGCTGGAGTTCTTTAATCTGCTTCATGGCGGCAGCAAGTTCAGAGGCAGGAATGACCTGTTCTCCGGCAGCCACAGCAGTAAGACTTCCCTCCTGGTATTGCTTACGCCAGAGAAATAGCTGGCTGGCTGCCACACCATGTTGCCGGGCAACAAGGGAGACCGTCATTCCCGGTTCAAAGCTCTGCTGAACGATAGCGATCTTTTCCTGTGTAGTACGCCGTCTGCGTTTCTCCGGCCCTAAGACATCAATGTGCTGATACCGGCATAGTCATCATCGCAGATTTCAATGACATCCCCCGGTACATGGCGAAGCCCTTCAGCACCCACGCTGAAGTCCACGGTCTGCGTTTCCAGCAGCTCAATGCAGCGCCATTATGCGCATCATCGACTGAATGGAGGCAGGGACAATGCAGCAGCTTTCCTTTCTGCCCGGAGAAATGACGCCCGGCGAGCGCAGTCTCATTCTGCGGGCTCTGAAAACCCTGGACCGCCATCTTCATGAACCCGGTGTGCCGGCCAGGCCGGAAAATGCACCAGCGTGGCATGGCATCCGGCATCCACCCCCAGGGCACTGCACCAGGCCTGTTCAATCATTCCGGCCAGTGATCCCGGAGCGCGGTAATCACCGGCACGCAACACCCACCATGTACTGAAGAACAGGCCGAATGGCTAATTCATAACTACCGCAGACGCGGATACGAGATTAAGAAAGCCCTCAGCCTCGATTATCGTCACTGGATAATCTCCGTCAGGCTTCCTTACTCTGAACGCCCACCGCGTCCGTCCCGCACATTCCAGCAACGCATCTGGAGGTAACGTGCGGGTATTACTTCGACCTGTTCTGGTACCGGAACTCGGGCTGGTGATCGTTAAGCCGGGCCGTGAATCCATGCCGGTATTCCACAATACCCGGGTACTGGTGGAGCCGGAACCGAAAAGCATGCGTAATCTGCCGTCCGGGGTCGTTCCTGCCGTTCGCCAGCCGCTGGCGGAGGATAAATCATTACTGCCATTTTTCAGCGACGAACGAGTGATTCGTGCTGCTGGTGGCGCTGGCGCATTGTCTGACTGGTTACTGCGCCATGTTAAATCCTGCCAGTGGCCACACGGCGATTATCACCACAGTGAAACCGTCATTCACCGTTATGGTACCGGCGCAATGGTGTTGTGCTGGCACTGCGACAACCAGCTGCGCGACCAGACCTCCGAATCACTCGGGCAACTTGCTCACCAAAACCTGTTTGCATGGATGATTGACGTCATACGCCATGCAATGAATGGCTCGCAGGAACGGGAATTATCGCTGGCTGAATTATCCTGGTGGGCGGTCCGCAATCAGGTGGCGGACGCGCTACCGGAAGCGGTATTACGTCGTTCGCTGGGGTTGCGTGCGGAAAAAATCCGCTCAATGTACCGTGAAAGCGACATCGTACCGGGAGAGCAGACCGCCACCAGCATACTGAAGCAGCGCACAAAAAATCTTGCGCCGCTGCCTCACGCCCACCAGCAAAACCCGCCACAGGAAAAGACGGTGGTCAGCATTGCCGTTGATCCGGAGTCACCGGCTCAGTATCTCCAGCGCCAGAAATCACAACGGGAAGAGATGCCTGTATACACGCGTTGGGTAAAAACGCAGAAATGCATGACGTGTGGCAATCAGGCAGATGATCCGCATCACATCATTGGTCATGGACTGGGAGGGATGGGAACAAAGGCTGATGATTTGTTTGTTATTCCGCTGTGCCGTAAATGTCATAACGAACTGCACGCCGGGGTAAAAGATTTTGAAGAAAAACACGGCAGCCAGCTGTTGTTGCTGATTCGTTTTTTAATGCACGCGAGAAATTCGGGTGTCCTGAAGTGGAAAGCATGAATGACTGAACGCATAGAATTTGTTTTGCCTTACCCGCCAACGGTGAACACTTACTGGCGTCGTCGTGGCAGCACATATTTTGTATCAAAAGCCGGGGAGCGTTATCGCCGGGCAGTGGCGCTTATTGTTCGCCAGCAGCGGCTGAAATTAAGCCTGTCCGGAAGGTTGGCAATAAAAATTATTGCAGAACCACCGGATAAGCGCCGCCGTGATCTGGACAATATTCTGAAAGCGCCGCTGGATGCGCTGACGCATGCGGGGTTGCTAATGGACGATGAGCAGTTTGATGAAATCAATATCGTTCGTGGTCAGCCAGTATCTGGTGGACGTCTGGGGGTGAAGATTTACCCCATAATGCATTAAGAGCAGGTCAAAAAATGAAACTGGAAGATTTACCGAAATACTACTCCCCAAAATCCCCCGGCCTGACTGATGCATCGGCCTCAACGTCGAAAGATGCGCTGAGTATCACTGATGTGATGGCCGCGCAGGGCATGACACAGAATCGGGCTGAGATGGGGTTTTCTGCGTTCCTGGGGAAAATGGGCATCAGTATGAATGACAGGGCGCGGGCAACAGAATTACTGGCAGATTATGCACTCAGTCGGTGCGATCGTGTGGCGGCGTTGAGAAAACTTCCGGCAGAAATAAAACCGGTAGTGATGCGCATTATGGCTTCGTACGCTTTTGAGGATTATGCCCGCAGCGTAGCGAGTAAAAAGCAGTGCCCTTGTTGCTATGGGGAAAAATTTATTGAAAGCGTAGTTTTTACAAACAAGGTCCAGTATCCGGATGGTAAGCCGCCGGTATGGGCAAAGTGTACGAAAGGTGTGTATTCGTCTTACTGGGAAGAATGGAAAAAAGTCAAGGAAGTGGTAAAAGTTGCCTGTCCGGAGTGTGGCGGAAAGGGTGAGGTTTCCACCGCCTGTAAGGATTGCCGTGGGCGTGGTGTCGCCATTCATCGTGAAGAGTCGGTAAAACGTGGTATGCCTGTTATCAGAGACTGCCAGCGTTGTGGTGGTCGTGGCTGTGAAAGACTACCATCAACGGAGGCATTTAATGCCATATGCAAAGTGACGAGTGCTATCACGCTTGATACGTGGAAAAAATCAGTGAAACGCTTTTACGATACGTTGGTGGTTCGGTTTGACATTGAAGAGGCATGGGCGGAGCGGCAGTTAAAGAGGGTAACGCGATAGTGTTGTTGATTTTTCCCGAATCTGTGGTAAATTTGCTCTAACGATGGGCGTTTTATGCCTGACGTTAGAAGATTTTTTACACCCCGCCGCCTGGCGGGTTTTTTATGACTGAAATCGCGTCAGTACAGTAAACGCGCTGGTGGCGGTGAATACCTGTCTTTCAGCTTGCTGGCTTTTTCGACAAGAGTTATTGGTGTGTCACGTTAACCGGAAAAGGGAAAAAGACATGCTGAAACAGCAGGATATGACAGAAACCGCCAGAGTGGTGTTTAATGAATTAAGCGTCACCGAACCGGCGACAGCCGGGGAGATTGCGCAGAATACTTACCTTTCACGCGAACGCTGCCAGTTAATACTGACCCAGCTGGTTATGGCGGGTCTGGCAGACTATCAGTTCGGTTGTTACAGACGCCTTCCGCAGTGAAGGCTTTTTTATTTGTGGTAAATGGGCGGCTGGTGGGTGTTAGGGGCACCCACCAGCCATCTGCTCATGCGTTGGGGTCACAAGCAAACCTCAGGCCCATCTGCTTTGCGCAAAAGCGGTATGAGCCTATCAGAGAAGTGCTTATTGATCTATGGCTAATACTGTAAAAATATCCAGTTGTGAGTTAATCAACGCCGACTGCCTGGAATTTATCCGGTCGTTACCCGAAAATTCTGTTGACCTGATAGTCACGGACCCGCCGTACTTTAAAGTGAAGCCTGAGGGCTGGGATAACCAGTGGAAGGGCGACGATGATTACCTGAAGTGGCTGGACCAGTGTCTGGCGCAGTTCTGGCGGGTGCTGAAACCTGCCGGAAGTCTTTACCTGTTCTGTGGTCATCGCCTGGCATCTGATATCGAAATCATGATGCGTGAACGCTTCAGTGTGCTGAACCATATTATCTGGGCGAAGCCGTCCGGACGCTGGAACGGATGCAACAAGGAAAGCCTGCGGGCGTATTTCCCCGCCACAGAGCGCATTCTGTTCGCGGAACATTATCAGGGGCCGTATCGTCCGAAAGATGCCGGGTATGCGGCGAAGGGCAGTGCACTGAAACAGCATGTGATGGCCCCGCTGATTTCTTACTTTCGTGATGCGCGCGCGGCCCTGGGGATAACGGCAAAACAGATTGCAGATGCCACAGGAAAGAAAAACATGGTGTCGCACTGGTTCAGTGCCAGTCAGTGGCAGCTACCGAACGAAAGCGATTATCTGAAATTACAGTCGCTGTTTGCCCGGGTGGCAGAAGAGAAACATCAGCGCGGTGAACTGGAAAAGCCCCACCACCAGCTGGTGGATACGTATACGTCACTGAACCGGCAGTATGTGGAGCTGCAGAGTGAATATAAGCATCTGCGGCGGTATTTTGGTGTGACGGCGCAGGTGCCGTACACGGATGTGTGGACACATAAACCGGTGCAGTTCTATCCCGGGAAACATCCGTGCGAAAAACCGGCAGAAATGCTGCAGCAGATAATCAGCGCAAGCAGTCGTCCGGGTGACCTGGTTGCAGATTTTTTTATGGGCTCAGGTTCAACGGTAAAAGCGGCACTGGCGCTCGGGCGTCGTGCGATTGGCGTTGAGCTGGAGACCGGACGTTTTGAGCAGACAGTCAGGGAAGTTCAGGGTTTAATCGTTTGAAACGGATGAGATTGCAGAATTAATTACGCACCATTATTATTCTGCTCCCGGCCCTTTAGCTCAGTGGTGAGAGCGAGCGACTCATAATCGCCAGGTCGCTGGTTCAAATCCAGCAAGGGCCACCATCACAAACCGCCATTAGCTTATCAGGAAGAGCAGACGACACGATAACAGGGTTGTTGGTGCGGGGGCGGGTCCCCGATGGCGGTCCATTATCGGTATTCAGCGTTGTTAGCTCAGCCGGACAGAGCAATTGCCTTCTAAGCAATCGGTCACTGGTTCGAATCCAGTACAGCGCGCTATATTCATTCTTCCAGATTCCTTCCGGCAGAGCCTTATACTGAAATATACCTGGCTCAGGATATTGTTGAAAATATTTTATGTTTGTCAAAAATAAAAGTTCTGTTAAGTATTGATTGAGTGTTTGTTATACGGTCTAATGGTTTTTTCAGCATTAAATATTTATCATTCATATGGTGTGGGTAGAGTGAATATTGATGAGGCGTCGGGGTGTTTCATCCTTAGGCAGCGTATTGATATAGTCAATGCAGCACGAGCAAAGGCCTTCAGCCGTTTGACAGTTTTGTTCTGTACTCCTGATCGTCTTTCGGGAAGAGACGTTATTATTCTGAATAGTGATGCTATACAGAGGGTTTGCGATGAGTTCATGGTGGCTAATTCAGAATTATTTACTCTTGTTCAGGAGTACAACAGAATAGCCAGGACCTGTGGTATGGATGAACTTCGGGCAGCCGGATAATGTCAGTGCTGGCTGACGGTGTGCTGGTGGCGGGTGTGGTGGTTGTTGCTTTCCCGTTGCTGAAAAAGAAAACGCCAGACTGTTAGCCGGGTATCAGTTAGCGGGAGAAATTTTTAAATACTTCACAATTCAGGCGGTTGATTGTTGTCTGGTTTGCGGGGAGTTTGTTAAAAGAAACTGGCATGGTGAATCCCCCTGTGCGGAGGGGCAATCAGCGAGTAGGTATATGGGATAATCGCGGATTCAGGTGCTGGTACTGAATTCACCGGGAGGCACCCGGCACCATGCAATGGCACATAGCGCCACTCTCCAGCCCCTCTCCGGAGGGGCTGTTTATATTGATTTTGTCAGATGTGAGTAAACTCCTTATGGACTTTGTTGTTTTAGTCCATAAGGACATATTTGCAGAGTGCAACGGTTATTAAAGCATTCATTCAATACGTTATCTGTATTTGTAGGGCATTCCTGGCTGTTTTTGATTAAATTCCAGAATGTTTTATTGAATGGTACTACGTTGTAAATGGTTACAGGTAGCACTTTGTTATTGAGCATGATGCCTGTGTGAGTCAGTGTAAATATACTAGTAATGTTTTCCGCTTCAGGGAAAAAATAGCATCCAACCGCAGCACGTTCTTGCTTAAGACGTGCTGCGGCATAATCCCAATGATTACTCCCTGACAGGGTTCGTAGGCCACTCAATATCAGGTGCAGTTGATGTATCAACACGGTTCAGTAACACCCGATACTTTTTCTAGGCTTCCACCACCAGCACGACAAGATGCCGCATACAGTGAACCAGTCAGTCCAGTTTTCAGACAACCAGTGCGTCACCTTTTTGAAGGCGCTTTAAAGCACGTTTTAATCCAGGTCGGCCTGTCCTTGTTCCGCTTAATTTATCTTCAAATATTTGTTCATATCCTGCACAAACAAGAGCGTTTCGTTGCAGAACCTCGGTTTACAGGAAACGGTAAACAAGGCTGGTAACGCCGTTCAGCGTTCCGGCGATAAAATGACCGGAGAACTGAAAATTGGCACGGTGAATGCGCTGCGAATTTTCAATGATGCCTTCGGTCTTATTTTCCGTCGTTCAGAAGATTTTCTTCATTTCATTCCGACGGCTGAAGGACAAGGCGAAAACGGTGATATCGGCCCATTAAGGCCATTCGCTATAAATCTGAGAACAGGTGCTATATCTGTCAGCCACGGGGCCAAAATTGATGGTGGGCTGGCGCTTGGTACAGATAACGCACTGGGCGGTAATTCCATTACTCTCGGAGATAACGACACTGGTATTAAACAGGGCGGCGACGGTGTCCTTTTATTCTATTCAAATGGACAACTGGCATTTGGGCTTCAACCCGCATCTGCTGATTTTTATAAGCGGGTTGCATATATTCATCAGGGAATAATTCCTGATGGAAGTGGCGCATTTGCAGACCAGTTGAATAATGCCACCGCGCCTTTTGTTCAGACGCAGTTTGCCTGGAATCCCACTCCTGGTGGTCTTTACGTGCCGATAGTTAAGGGCTTGTCCATTCGCAATGGACAGGGCTATCCCGGCGCGGTCAGCTTTGGGTATTTACTGACAGAACAGTATGGATTTCCGGTTCCATGTATTCATATGCGTGGCGATGGCGGTAATGATGCTTTATGGCAGTTTAACCCGAACGATAAATCCTTTATTTCACCGGGTGCTCTTATTGCGGGTGGCGTCCGTTATAACACCGATGGAAATATATTTGGTGGGTGCTGGGGGTCAAACTTAAATGATTACCTGAATAGTTCTTTTATCAGAAATGTGCGTCTGGGAGGCAGACGTTCTGACACATTATATCGCGGAGGACTTTGCGAACCAGGTAATGGTCATGTGACAACAGGATTGCAAATTATTGGTGAGGTTGATGGAGATGACTGGATGGTGTCACGACCACTACAAAAATACATTTCTGGTAACTGGTATAACGTTGAACAGGCATAGCCATCAGGAGAATATATGCAACATCTGAAAAATATTACCGCCGGAAACCCCAAAACCATTGAGCAGTATCAGCTTACGAAAAAAGCTGGCGTTATCTGGCTATATACAGAAGACGGTAAAAACTGGTATGACGAATTAAAAAACTTTCAGGATGATACTTTAAAAATAGCTTATGACCAGAAGGGGATTATTCGTTGTATTGAGAAAGACGTATCAACACTTAACCCTGACGGGTTAAGTGTTGTTGAGTTACCGAATATAACAGCCAACCGTCGCGCCGATATCTCGGGAAACTGGAAGTTTCTGGATGGTAAAGTAGTAAAGCGGGAATATACAAAACAGGAACTGCAACAGCAGGCAGAGTTACAAAAAGCCGCTTTGCTTTCCGAAGCGGAGTCTGTGATTCAACCGCTGGAACGTGCTGTCAGACTGAATATGGCAACTGATGAGGAACGCACACGACTGGAATCATGGGAACGCTACAGCGTTATGGTCAGCCGTGTGGATACTGCAAAGCCTGAATGGCCACAGAAACCAGAATAACAACAAATTAAGGCCCGTACGGGCCTTTTCTTATTCTGGTGGTTCCGGGAATGTTACAGGAAGAACCGAGGTATCAGTTGTCTCAACCTGTTGCACGTATCGCATCCAGTTCATCAGTTGCTGTCTGTCTGAATCAGTGATAATCCCCAAAGTAAGCTGTGTTTGCCAGAACTGCGTTTTTTCTCTGGCCTGCTGTAATAATATTTTTTTCTGGTTTTCCGTCTGTAGGCGCAACTCTTCTTCGGTATATACACGTTTAATGACTGCGCCATCTTTAAACATCCATTTACCTGAGTCGTCAGCACGCCGGTTGGCGGTAATATCAGGAATCTCAACGACGCTATAACCTTCAGGGTTAAGTGTGGAGGCATCTTTGGTTATGGCAACAATAATATTATTTTCATCGTAAACAATCTTTATGGTGCATGAACCATTATCCGTCAGCCACTCCACTGGAGACGATGGAAGATCGTTGCCGAAGCGGCGTTCCACCGCTCCCAGCATGACGTCCTGTACTGTTTCACTGTTGAAGCCGCCGGTAGTCACCGCCCAGTGCAGTGCCTCACGATCACAGCAGTCCAGCGCGAACGTGACACGCAGTCTCTCTCCGTTATCACAGCAGAACTCGAACCCGTCAGAGCACCATCGCTGATTGCTTTCTTTCACGGCCACTCTGCCTGTATGTGCCCGTTTCGATGGCGGTACAGCAGGTTTTCGTTACCGACTGCGGCCTGAGTTTTTTAAGTGACGTAAAATCGTGTTGAGGCCAACGCCCATAATGCGGGCTGTTGCCCGGCATCCAACGCCATTCATGGCCATATCAATGATTTTCTGGTGCGTACATCCATGCTGTAACGTCCGGCTTCATCCGGATTTTCAGAGGCCACCGTGTTCACCACCACCGTGCTGCTGGTTCGTCTGGCCTTCAGCACAATGGTGCAGTTCTGTACTGGTTTTCCTGTGCCATCTTTAAGCACGCCAGAAATTTTCACTGTCATACTTTTCCACCAATAAAAAAAGCCCGCAGCAGTGACGCCACGGGCTTCAGGACAGTGTAACTTTACGTTTCCTCAAACGCAGTTCACCCCATAAGGTGGATGAACCTGCGTATCATAACAATATTTACAGAAGATAAATCGGCGTCTGTTGTCAGAAACGGTATCCGATACCAACAATAAATGCATCCGTTCGCCAGTCGCCACTACCGGAACCTTCATAAGCAAGGTCAATGGTCACGGATTCGGTCGGGTTAAACTGCACGCCAGCCCCCCACGCCAGAGACGTGTTGCTGTGGCGACCGTCATCACTTCCGGTCAGCACATCGTGCGTTTTCCCCTTGTTGTCAGTTACGCGGAGATAATCCCCGGAGAAAGTTGCGTATTACCGTGAAGGAGATCGGTGAGTAACATCCCCGTTACTTTATTCGTACCCCTTATAATGGGGTGTTAGCCAGCCAGACCCGGCATGATTACTGTGAACCGCCCCGGGAATCCTGGAGACTAAATTCCCTGAATTTTCAGGATGTTTTCAGGTTCATCATCTCCCTTCTTTGCAGGATAGTAGATAAGATCGCTCATCAACGGATGTTGTGTAATTCTGGTAAGATGTTCTTCTAGATCATCCCAATATTTGTCAAGCTCTTCCCCTTTTAATTGAGCGTTATCCCCGGTTGGATTTGTAAACTCGCCAAGCAACTCAATGAATTCCCGCTCTGTGTAATCTTCTATTTTATCTTTAAAATTATACATTTAACTATCTCCTGTAATAAATTTCATCATGCAAATGAGGTGTGCCCTCCTTAAATTATCAATATCGTAAATTCCGCCACTATATTCAATCGCAACACGATGATACATGTGGAATTTTTTAACGATTTCTTTAGTGCCATAATGCCAACCTTCAAGTGGTGCTTTTGCGATTAATCCTTGTTTTATACGTGTTTGATTACCGCTTGAAAACTGCGCTATCAACTCCGGATACTGACTCACCTTGATACCGCCACTAAAGCCATATCAAGTAAGAGATGGTGCATCCGGGAGGATTCGAACCTCCGACCGCTCGGTTCGTAGCCGAGTACTCTATCCAGCTGAGCTACGGATGCATCGGGAAATTTCAGTTTCGCTTTAATATCATCGCGTTTACTCCAGTCAGGATATTTAGATGTGTTGTCAACCACGCTTTTCATCTCTTTTGCCAGTGACAGCATTTTTTCATCGTCATAGGTGAACTGATATTTATCGCGCATATGAGCAAGAATGTCGAAAAAGGCTTTTTCTTCAATATCAATGCCTAAATCGGCCCAGGTGCCCATTTCGGTTTTAATATCATAGATAATATCGGTCATTTCCTGACTGAATGTATCGAATTCTTCACCGTTGAGTACATCATCTTCTCGCCGCTCATTATAACGATCTATAATCGCCTGGAAGCGGCGGGTGAAGTTAATCCCTTGCAACTGGTTCACTTTCTTGAAGTCGCTGATCGCTTTTTCCAGTAATTTTTGTAATAACTGGATCTTCGTTGCCGGAAGTTTGATCTTGTTAATTCGCGCCAGATAATCTTCGTCAAAAATATCGATGGATTCCGCTTTTTTATCGCCAAGAAAATAAATTTCTTCTACGCCATCAGCTTTTAACGCTTCTGCAATCATTTCACGAACGCGTGCATTCATCTGGGTAACATCCGGTGCGTCACCTTTCGTCAGTTTGAAAACAATTGAACGAACAGCAAGATAATAGTGAATATAGTCACGTTCTGTCTGTGATAATGCTTCGCTGCCGCAGCAGACGTCGTAGGCGGCTTTCATGCGTTTAACCAGTCCCATAAAACGACGTTCAACTTTCTGGGTACGCAGAACAAATTCCGCCGCGCGGTTGAGGCAGGATAATTGCGCTTGTGGCTCACCACTAAAATAATCCCGACTGTCAAATTCGTAAAAGACTTGCCCCAACAAATCGAGATGGTTTTTAACTTCTATTACCGATTGCTGAATATCTTCAAAGTTGGTGGCATCAATGCGGGAATACATTGCCAGTGCCTGGTTCATCTGACTTTTAATGCCGATGTAGTCCACCACTAACCCTTTACTTTTGCCTTCCAGTTTACGGTTAACGCGAGAAATAGTCTGGATAAGATTATGTTTTTGTAAGGGTTTATCAATATAGATGGTATCCAGTTCCGGGACGTCGAAACCGGTCAGCCACATATCAACAACAATGGCAATTTTGAAATTCGATTTAGCGTTTTTGAACTGCTTATCCAGCTCTTTGCGATATTCTTTTGTGCCCAGTAAATCATAAAGCGCCTCGTCGTCATCTTTACCGCGCGTCATGACCATCTTCACCATTTCTGAAGGCGGTAACTCTTTCTGCTCCTGTTCCGTCAGGACGACGCCATCGGGTGCTTGCTTCACTTCAAACCAGGCAGGGCGAATAGCTTTAAGCTGACGGTAGAAATCCCAGGCAATTTCACGGCTGGCACAAACAAACATGGCTTTGCCTTTTACGGTGGAACCTTCGGCTACGCGTTTTTCATAATGTTTGGCAAAATCTTCTGCGAGGGCTTTTAACCGATCTTCATCACCCAGAACCGCATTCATGGTGGCGGTGGCTTTTTTGCTTTCGTCGATTTGCCACTCATTGGTGCCTGCGTTTGCGCACTCTTCGTAATACTTTTCGACTTCTTCCAGTTTGCTGGAGTCCAGGATCACTTTAGCCGCACGGCCTTCGTACACGATGCGTACAGTGATTTCATCCTGAACGGATTCGGTCATGGTGTAACTGTCGATCACCTCACCGAAGACATCGAGCGTCGCGTCAATCGGTGTGCCGGTAAAGCCAACATAGGTGGCGTTTGGCAGTGAATCGTGCAGGTATTTCGCAAAGCCATACGTTTTGCGCACTTTTCCGCTTTCTTTATCAACGATGACTTTCTGGTCGAGGTTAACCTGGCTACGATGTGCTTCGTCCGAGATGCAAATGATATTGTTGCGTTCAGAAAGGAGTTCGGTGTCTTCGGTGAATTTATGGATCGTTGTCAGAAAGACTCCGCCACTATTGCGTCCTGCCAGTTGATTACGCAAATCTTCACGGCTGGTAACGGGAACGATGGTGTCGTCGCCAATGTAATTTTTGGCGTTGCACATTTGCGCAGAAAGCTGATCGTCCAGATCGGTGCGGTCGGTGATCAAAACAATGGTCGGGCTGGCAAACTCCACGCTCTTCATCAAAAGACGCGTTAAAAATTGCATGGTGTAACTTTTACCACAGCCCGTTGCGCCAAAGTAAGTGCCGCCTTTACCGCTACCGAAAGGTTTACGCGCTTGCTTGATGCTGTAATAGAGTTTGCGGGCGGCATAGTACTGCGGATATCGGCAGCAAATTTTTACTTCGTGCTTGGCTTTATCCGGGAAGCAGATAAAGTTTTTAATCACATCCAGCAGACGTACCGGATGAAACAGCCCCTGAATCATTGAGTGCAATGATGGAATTCCGTCCTGTTCACGGTTTTCATTACCGGTGACTTTGCGCCATGAGTAAAAGTATTCATAGGGCGCAAACAGGTTGCCCATCCGGTTATTTACGCCATCGCTAATAATGCAGAGCGCGTTGTAGATAAACAGTTGCGGAATATCCCGGCGATAGCGTTTACAGAGCTGCTTCCAGGCATCGCCAATACTGGCTTCCTGCTCGCGCACCGCACTTTTAAATTCAAAGACGACCAATGGCAGACCATTGATATAGAGAATGCCGTCAGGAATACGAGTCTGATTATCTTTGCCGGAGATTTTAAGCTGGTTAACAATCTTAATCCGGTTAAGCGGCGGATTCATATAGGAAGGCGGGAGTTCCGCCGCCTGTTGCAACGGGACATCTTCGGCGTCAAATATCTGGCGCAGTGCGGCAGGTAGATGCCGGGTGTCGAGCAATTCAATATAGAGATCTTTTTGTTGCCGATCGTCGCGTTTGAACAGAAAACCATTTGCCAGCCAGCGACAAAATGTTTTGTTGCTTTCATAAAGATCGGAGGCCGGAAGCGTGGTGAACTGTTTGATCAGTCGCTGAATCTCTTCTTCAGTAATGCCATCAGGCTGGTAGCGTGCCGCTAAATAATGACGGAGATCGTCTTCGATAATGACCTGATCGAGGCTCGAACGTGGGACATTATCGCCGATCAGGTGTTGATATCCCTGATCCTGTAACAGTTCAATGATCGCTTGTTCTAATTTTGCTTCACTGAAAGAGAGACTCATATCGCGCTCCAACCCTGGCTAATTTCTGGTAAGCATTCCCGTATCAGTAGAAAACCTTACCAGAAAGCCCCTGATTTTACAGGGGCAAAATGCGTTATGCGGCTTCTGTATCGGTGGTGAGATCCGGAAGATCTTCCAGGGATAGCTCGCCGGAGATGAGTTTCGGGAGCAAGGTGCCTCGGAGGTTGGTGAGATATTCGTTTTGAATTAATGAGTTATTCATCATCTCTCTGAAATTGCTTGTTAATTCATCAAATTTCTCAATTATATTTATTGATGGAATAATTAGAGGTAATGTACAAATATCATCAGGTTTTATAGCAGGATATGCTCCACCATCAGCAATTCTCGCTAGTTCTTCTATATTTTTATCATAGGTCACAAAGTAATAAACCATAAAGATTGTTTACGATGAAAATAATATTATTGTCGCCATCACCAGAGATGCCTCCACGCTTAATCCCGAAGGTTTTAGCGTCGTCGAGGTTCCCGATATAACGGCCAATCGTCGGACCGATGATTCCGGTAAGTGGATGTTTAAGGACGGAGCTGTGGTTAAACGGATTTATACGGCTGACGAACAGCAACAACAGGCCGAATCACAAAAGGCCGCATTGCTTTCCGAAGCTGAATCAGTCATCCAGCCGCTGGAACGCGCTGTCAGGCTGAATATGGCAACAGACGAGGAACGCACACGACTGGAAGCATGGGAACGCTACAGTGTTCTGGTCAACCGTGTGGATACGGCAAATCCTGAATGGCCACAAAAGCCTGAATAAAAATTAAGGCCCGTTATCGGGCCTTGTCTCATTCAGGTTGTTCGGGAAATGTTACTGGCAGGCTGGAGGTGTCTGTGGATTCGACTTTCTGCGCATAGAGCATCCACTCGGTTAATTTTTGTTTATTCTCGTCGGAAATGATGCCCAGCCGTAGCTGTGAGTCCCATAGCTGAGTTTTATCCCTGACAAGTTGCAACAGGCTCTGCTTTTCATTTTCCGCTTGTTGCCTCTGCTCTTCCTCGGTATAAGTTCGCTTTACCACTACGCCATCTTTGAACATCCATTTCCCCGAAATATCAGCCCGGCGATTTGCTGTAATATCAGGTAATTCAACGACGCTTGCGCCTTCCGGATTAATTGCTGAAACATCCTTTTCAATACAAATAATAACGCCGTTATGGTCATAGACCATTTTCAAAGTGTCTGGCTGGAAATTCTTTTGTTCCTCATACCAGTTTTTTCCATCAGCTGAATAAAGCCATTTGATGTTAAATTGCTTTGTTAGCTGGTATTGCTCTTTTGTTTTAGGGTTGCCAGCAGTAATGTTTTTTAAGTGCATCATCGTTAAATACTCCCCGCGTTATACCACGTCCCATTAATGCAATACTGAATTGGCCTTGCCTGTGTTGTATCAATTAATTCATCACGGTTTCCGTTAACTGAACCCGTAACGACATAACCTGACCTGTCAGACCAGCCGGGACCATTCCATGTCTGAACAGATGACAGACCGCCAAGGCGAATACCTGTAATAAACCTTGAGTTACATTCTGTCCGCGTATATGCACCAACATCTCCCGCTGAAGGTTTTCGTGTCGTGGTATAGAAATCTGACCAACCTAATTCAAACCCATAACCATCACGAGCCGACCTGTAGGAAATGCCACCATTTTTATAATTCACACGGAATTGTACGGCAGGACAGCTACCAGCATTTATATTAAAGTGAAGAATTAATGCAGATGCACCACCAATCATGGCGTTATATGCACCACTATCCCAATTCCATCCAACGGATGTATCACCATTAACAGTATTACCTGTTTGTCGGAGTGCAAATGCATTGACATTTTTGGCACTAATTGAAATATCGCTAGAACCATCAAAACCAACTCCAGCAATTTTTCGTGCTGTTTTCAGCTTTGTTGCAGTAGCGGCATTGCCGGACAGTTCCTTCACATAACGGGAATCAAAGTTACCGTAATCCGAGGGATTAACACGCCCCGTAATATTTATGGTCTTATTACTTTGAATGCTTCCGGGAACAAAGCGCATAACATGGACGTAATTAGCATAAACATCCAGATTACCATCGCCATTTTGTTTAAAGCCCGTGTCATTATCACCCAATACAATCGAATTACCGCCAAGAGCACTGGATGTTCCGATACCCAGTGCACCATTCAGTTGACCACCAGATAACGGCAGTGCACCAACATCTCCTGCTGAAGGCTTTCTGGTGGTGGTGTAAAATTCGGACCAGTCGGCTTCAAAACCATAACCATCACGGGCTGAACGATAAAAAATACCGCCATTTTTATAATTAATCCGAAACTGAGCTGCAGGACAACTTCCTTCTCCCATATAAAAATGAATAATTAACGTTGATGCACCACCAATATTTGCGTTATAGGCTCCGCTACTCCAGTTCCATCCAACTGCTTTATCATTCGCAACGGTGCTTCCTGTTTTCCCTAAGGCAAACGCACCAACATGACTTGCTTTTAATGTGATATCGGAGGAACCATCAAAAGCCACATTGCTTATTTTCCTGGCAGTTTTTAATTTTGCAGCTGTAGAAGCATTGCCGGATAGTTCACCAGAAAGGCCACCGCTGAATGTTTGTCGATTGGTCCAGGTATTCGCTGTACTGAGTAACGGTATACGGCGGCAACGGTCGATTTCGCAAGAATATCCCGCCCAACTTTTGTCAGGGTTGCCAGACTGGCAACATCATTCCCCGTAAAATACGGAAACCTGTCTGCCGCAGTAGCAAGCCCGGCCAGCGCCGTCAGGGTGGCATCTTTCGGTTGCTTACCCGCAAGCGCGCTAGTCATGGTGGTCGCAAAATTCGGGTCGTTGCCCAACGCCGCAGCCAGCTCGTTCAGCGTATTCAGTGCGTCAGGCGACGAGTCCACGAGGGCAGCGATCGCAGCCATAACATTTTCTCCCCGCTTGTGCCGAGTTCTCGTAAACCGAGGTTTTAAATAATGGCCGTTTCTGGCCTGCATGGCATGATTTGCGCTTTTGGACGGGAGATTCAGTGTGCTGATTGGCTATGTAAGGGTATCAACAAATGACCAGAATACAGAATGGAAGGTATCGTTAAACTCACCGGTAGTGTCAGTGGATCGTCTGAGACGCTTGCATGAGTTATCAGAGCCATCAGTAGTTAACTGGTGGCTTTTTTATTGTTGTCAGCTTCCGGATAACGGGAGACGGTCGCCCGCAGCCATCACTGACCGCGGGCGAAAGTGTAAAGCAGGTGCCTTACCACCCTGACCTGACAACCGGATATGCGGGGATTGCTCCCCGCACAACGGCTACTTCTTCGGTTCGTAAGCGATTACCGACTGCGGCCTGAGTTTTTTAAGTGACGTAAAACAGTGTTGAGGCCAACGCCCATAATGCGTGCACTGGCGCAACATCCGACGCCATTCATGGCCATATCAATGATTTTCTGGTGCGCAGCAACCGAACAGAAAATTCCCGGTAACTGTTACCCGGTCGATAAAGTTATTCACCAGGATAATAACGAAATCCCGGCAGGTCTTTAAAACAGTTCCGTAATAAATATCCGGTTTCATTCTTATATGCCAGCAATGGCAGGGATTTGTTCAGTCAGATTCTGACCAGACGGTTCAGGCTGTACGCTTACCACTATTTTATCCCTGTTGAATTTGGTTAAGCCGGTGCAGACGCGCCGGGAAACGCACACCTGAACCGGGTGCTGATACCGGCATAGTCATCATCGCAGATTTCAATAACATCGCCCGGTACATGGCGAAGCCCTTCTGCGCCCACGCTGAAGTCCACGGTCTGCGTTTCCAGCAGCTCGAAAATGCCGGAGGATTACCGCCGCTGGTAATGGTGGGGGCCGTCAGGCGCTTCAGGAACACGTCGTTCATGAATATCTGGTTGCCCTGCGCCACAAACATCGGCGTTTCATTCCCGTTTGCCGGGTCAATAAACGCGATACGGTTAGCGGCAACCAGGAACTGGCTCAGTTTGCCTTCCTCCGTATCCTCCATGCTGAGGCCAAGCCCCGCGACATAATGTTTGCCGTCTTTGGTCTGCTCAATTTTGACGCCCCACATGGCATTCCATTTATCGTTGGCGTCCTTCCACTCTTTCGAAAACTCCTCCAGTTTGCTGGCGTTATCTTCCGTCAGCTCAAAGTTTTCCAGCAGTTCCTTGCCGAGATGCGTTTTATTGATCAACCCTTTATAAAAATTCAGATAACCTTCCGCATCATCGCTCGCCCGACCAACGGCCTCCACAAATGCCGATTTACCAACGGTGTTCACGCTGCGGATATAAAAGTAATAATCATAACCCGGCTTAATATTGCTACTGGCGGCTATCCAGTACAGCGCCGTACCAAGATAACGCGCGCTGGTTTCAACCTGCCTGATATCGATAATCCGCTTTTCCGAGAACCAGAACTCAAACTGCACCGTCGGGTCATATACAGCCAGTTTCGGGACCGCTGTTATCTGAAAATACCCTGGTATCAGTTCAATAGTGACAGGCGCTGCCGGTGCCGCAATCCGGAACGATACCGATGCCGGATCGCCCTGCTGCCCCCACGCATTTACCGCCCGGACCGTCAGCGTGTAACGCCCCAGCGCCAGTTGCCTGAAGCGGTATGTGGTTTCCGTCGTCCTGGCCGTGCTGACCAGCCGCTCACTGCCGTCGGTTGGATCACCTCCTTACCTTAAAGAAGCGTACTTTGCAGTGCTCACACAGATTGTCTGATAGAAAGTGAAAAGCAAGGCGTCTTGCGAAGCAGACTGATACGTCCCCTTCGTCTAGAGGCCCAGGACACCGCCCTTTCACGGCGGTAACAGGGGTTCGAATCCCCTAGGGGACGCCACTTGCTGGTTTGTGAGTGAAAGTCACCTGCCTTAATATCTCAAAACTCATCTTCGGGTGATGTTTGAGATATTTGCTCTTTAAAAATCTGGATCAAGCTGAAAATTGAATCAACTTTAATAACTATGCAGCAGGTTTTTGTTCCGCTACCCCGGCGTTAAGGGGAAATGAGGTCAACATGGATACTATCGATCTTGGCAACAACGAATCTCTGGTGTACGGCGTGTTTCCCAACCAGGACGGCACATTCACCGCGATGACGTATACCAAAAGCAAAACGTTTAAAACCGAAAAAACATTATCCGGCTGCTCAGGACTGCGCTTATAAATTTATTGTCTGCGAGGATAAACCTGGCATACCCCGCCCTGCCCTCGATTCAAACATTATCCGGCTGCTCAGGACTGCGCTTATAAATTTCTTGTCTGCGAGGATAAACCCGGTATACCCCGCCCTGCCCTCGATTCCTGGGATGCTGAATATATGCAGGAAAACCGCTGGGATGAGGAGTCTGCTTCTTTTGTCCCGGTTGAGACTGAATCCGATCCGATGAACGTCACTTTTGACAAGCTGGCCCCTGAAGTACAGAACGCTGTCATGGTTAAGTTCGACACATGTGAAAACATCACCGTTGATATGGTTATTAGCGCACAGGAATTGTTGCAGGAAGACATGGCAACATTCGACGGACATATCGTTGAAGCGTTGATGAAAATGCCAGAAGTTAACGCCATGTATCCGGAGCTTAAGCTGCATGCCATCGGGTGGGTTAAGCATAAATGTAAGCCTGGTGCCAAATGGCCCGAAATTCAGGCAGAGATGCGCATCTGGAAAAAACGTCGTGAAGGTGAACGCAAGGAAACCGGAAAATACACGTCTGTTGTTGATCTCGCCCGCGCCAGAGCCAATCAACAGTACACTGAAAATTCAACAGGAAAAATCAGCCCGGTCATTGCTGCCATTCATCGCGAATACAAGCAGACATGGAAAACACTGGATGACGAACTGGCCTACGCTCTCTGGCCTGGTGATGTGGATGCCGGAAACATTGACGGCAGCATCCATCGCTGGGCAAAAAAAGAAGTTATCGACAACGACCGCGAAGACTGGAAGCGTATCTCGGCATCAATGCGCAAACAGCCTGATGCCCTTCGCTACGACCGCCAGACTATTTTTGGCCTTGTCCGTGAACGTCCGATCGACATTCACAAAGACCCTGTGGCACTGAACAAATACATTACTGAATACCTGACTACAAAGGGCGTGTTTGAAGATGAAGGAAGAAATCAGAGCGCAACTGATACTCTCTCGTCGCCAGTACCAGAAACTGATGCAGTGGAAACGGCAATTCCGGACAACGAAAAAACCGAATGCAAAGTGGAAGTCGAACCATCTGTAGAGCGTGAGGGGCCGTTCTACTTCCTCTTCACCGACAAGGATGGCGAAAAATACGGTCGCGCAAACAAACTTTCTGGTCTGGATAAGGCGCTGGCTGCCGGGGCAACTGAAATCACGAAAGAAGAATATTTTGCCCGCAAAAACGGCACATACACAGGTTCACAACAAAATACTGATGCATCTGACACGACCGCACAACCAGACCTGGTAAAAGTTACCGCTGACGAAGTAAACAAAATTATGCAGGCAGCCAGTATCAGCCAGCCTGACGCTAATAAGTTGCTCGCTGCATCACGTGGTGAATTTGTTGAAGGGATTAGCGACCCGAATGATCCGAAATGGGTGAAGGGGATTGAAACCCGCGATTCTGTGCACCAGAACCAGTCAGAAACGGAACAGTACGACCAAAAAGCGGAACAAAACAGCCAAAATGCGTTACAAAACGAGCCAGAAACGAAACAACCTGAACCAGTCGTGCAACAGGAAGAGGAAAAAGTTTGTACCGCATGCAATCAGACTGGTGGTGGTAACTGCCCTGATTGTGGCGCAGTGATGGGTGACGCAACCTACCAGGAGACATTCAACGAAGAAAGCCAGGATGAAGCCCGGGAAAAAGATCCAGAGGAAATAGAAAATGCCGGACTCCCGAACAAGGAGTGCACCGAAGGCGATCAACATGCCAATGACAATAATGAAATAGGCGAGACAGCAAATCCCTTAATTAAGGTGAACAGTCATCGTAAAAGCACATCCACCAGCAGGTTGTGGCACCATCTGATGATTGACCTTGAAACCATGGGAAAAAATCCTGATGCCCCGATTATCTCAATAGATGCAATATTTTTCGATCCGCAAACCGGAGATATGGGACCGGAATTTAGTAAGACTATCGATCTGGAAACTGCTGGCGGAGTCATTGATCGGGACACCATTAAATGGTGGCTTAAGCAATCACGCGAAGCGCAATCTGCCATTATGACCGATGAAATCCCGTTAGATGATGCTCAGAACACCACCTCTTCGGCCTGTGCACCGGAGACTGGCCTGCAACAACTGGTTGCCACCATAGTCCCTGATGAACAGCGCATCAGCTTCTGGCCGCAGCATTTTGGCCTCATTCCACAGTGGGTGACCCTGGAACCCCGCGTTGCGTGAATCACATTTCTGAACCGGACACTGAAATACCGCCGGGATTCAGGGGGTGACGTGTCATGAAAAACATTGCGGCAGTTGGGGTTCTTGAACGTATTCGCAGACTTGCACCACAGGGGTCGGTTCCACCGTACCGGACGGTGGAGGAGTGGCGGGAATGGCAACTTGCTGAAGGACGAAAACGCAGCGAGGAGATTAACCGCCAGAATCGCCAGTTGCGGGTGGAAAAAATCCTGAATCGTTCGGGCATCCAGCCTCTGCACAGCAAATGCTCGTTTGCAAATTATCAGGTGCAGAACGACGGGCAAAAATACGCGCTGAGCCAGGCCAAATCCATAGCTGACGAACTGATGACCGGGTGCACGAATTTTGTGTTCAGCGGTAAAACCGGCACCGGGAAAAATCACCTTGCAGCGGCGATGGGCAACCGGCTGATGGTGAAGGGGCGCAGCGTGATTATCGTCACCGTGTCTGACGTCATGAGCGTGTTGCATGACAGCTACGACAACGGCAAATCCGGGGAAAAATTTTTACAGGAGCTTTGCGGGGTTGATTTGCTGGTCCTGGATGAAATAGGCGTTCAGCGGGAGACGAAAAACGAGCAGGTGGTATTGCACCAGATAATTGATCGCCGGACAGCATCACTGTGCAGTGTCGGGATGTTAACAAACCTGAATCATGCCGCAATGAGTACGCTTCTTGGTGAGAGGATTATGGACCGCATGACCATGAACGGTGGTCGATGGGTGACGTTTAACTGGGATAGCTGGCGTCCAAATGTCAGCAATATGAGGGTTGTGAAGTAATTTTGTCCGGAGGAAATTTTAATGGAAACCGTATCTGACGCACTGAAAGCACTGAAAAAAGCCTCTTCACATGTGGTGGCAGCTCGCCTTGGAATCAGTCGTGAAGAGGCTGTCAACGAGCTGTGGGAACTCAAAAGAAAAGGCGTCGTTGATAAAACTGGTCACACCTGGTTTCTGGCTGGCGAAGGTGAATCCCGGGTAACCGAAGAGCGGCCAGTAAAATCTGAAGCACAGGATATGCTGACCGGGGAGGTCGAACAAAAAGTTACCGCAGACATGATGATTGAGTTTATCGGTCAGGATGGGGCTAAAACGTGTGAGGAACTGGCGGGTAAGTTCGGTGTCAGTACTCGCAAGGTTGCTTCCACGCTGGCGGTGGTAACCGCAACGGGGCGGCTGGCACGCGTTAATCAGAACGGTAAATTTCGTTACTGCATGCCGGGCGATAATTTACCAGCAGAGCCGAAAGCCGCGCTGGTAACGGAAAGTGATGGTAAGGCCTTTCCTCAGCCAGCAGGTGCTGCGTTACCAGTCCGGGAAGCCGCAACACAGGAAGAAATTAAAACAGAAACTGTGGCGGACATTGTGCAGCCGTTGCCATCGTTTACCGAAACGCAAGCAGATGAGCTGATTTTTCCGTCCCTTCGCAGGGCAAACCTGGCGCTGCGCAGGGCGAAAAGTGATGTTCAGAAGTGGGAGCGAGTCTGCGCCGCGCTGCGGGAGCTGAACAAGCACCGGGATATTGTTCGACAGATTACTGATTCTTCCCGCCGTGTTGTATCGGAAAAGTGATTGCCGGAGGCGCTTATGGCAAAAGTATTTACACAAGAAGAGCGGGAAAAAATTAAAGGGCAGGTTGTTGAACTTGTACGTCTGAGCGGTCGCGAGACGTTGCGGCAACTGGAAGCCAAGACAGGTGCGACAAGATATCTGATGAGTGTTCTCGCCAGAGAGCTGGTTGCCAGTGGCGATGTATACAACTCTGGTTACGGGTTATTCCCGTCTGAACAGGCGCGTAAGGACTGGCAAAATGCTCGCAAAAAACTCTCAAGGGCAAAGGTGAAGAAACCTGCAGTGGTTGATCCGGACCTTATCTGGTCGTTACCAGACGGCGAGTGCCGGAAGAGCGAAGCTATGCAGCGTGTACTGGCATTTTATCAAGGAAATGTTAGGTATTTTAGACGTTACTAGATTAAAGAGCATTAGTTCAGATGTGAATTGACATTTTCATGGCGCAGGGTAGAGCCAGCGTGGTTGTCCGCTTTGCGTCAAAACCAGATATTACCAGATTTAGACATATATTCCCGATAGCCCTGCTCTGATGCTACACTCTGTGCTATTTTCATGACCCCAATAAAAATATTTATGACTATTGCTGATTTCAAACGGCCTAAATTGGAGCTCCCAAACGGGGCAAACAAACTACTACTGCACTCTTGCTGTGCTCCATGTTCCGGTGAAGTGATGGAGGCGCTTCAGGCCTCGGGAATCGACTACACCATCTTTTTCTACAACCCGAACATTCATCCTCAGAAAGAGTATTTAATTCGTAAGGATGAAAATATTCGCTTTGCTGAACAACACGGCGTGCCGTTTATCGATGCTGATTACGACACCGACAACTGGTTTGAACGTGCCAAAGGAATGGAATGGGAGCCTGAGAGGGGGATCCGTTGTACCATGTGTTTTGACATGCGTTTTGAGCGGACAGCGTTGTACGCTGCTGAAAATGGTTTCAGTGTGATCAGCAGTTCACTGGGCATTTCACGCTGGAAAAATATGCAGCAGGTTAACGAGTGTGGGCGGCGAGCTGTTGCGCATTATCCGGGTATGGTGTACTGGGATTATAACTGGCGCAAGCAGGGCGGCTCGTCCCGTATGATTGAAATCAGCAAGCGCGAAAAATTCTATCAGCAGGAATATTGTGGCTGTGTGTATTCTCTGCGCGATACCAATCTACACCGCAAATCTCAGGGACGCCCTCTTATCAAAATTGGCCAACTCCACTACGGAAAAGAAGAGAAGGAGTAATTTTATGGATCACCTTTCTGATTGATTTCATATTGGCGAGGTGACGTGAGTTAAGTAGAATGGCTGCGGGTGCTTGAGGCTATCTGTCTCAGGCATGAACACTGAAAGGCAGATAGAGAAAAGCCCCAGTTAACATTTCGCGTCCTGCAAGACGCTTAACATTAATCTGAGGCCCAATCTATGTCTCACAAATGTAGGTTAGCCTCTTACGTGCCGAAAGGCAAGGGTGCGGGTGCTTGAGGCTATCTGTCTCAGGCATGAACACCAAAAGGCAGATAGAGAAAAGCCCCAGTTAACATTACGCGTCCTGCAAGACGCTTAACATTAATCTGAGGCCATATCTATGCGACACATAGAGATTAGCCTCTTACGGACCGAAAGGTCAAGGAGAAGCAGGCTATGAAGCAGCAAAAGGCGATGTTAATCGCCCTGATCGTCATCTGTTTAACCGTCATAGTGACGGCACTGGTAACGAGGAAAGACCTCTGCGAGGTACGAATCCGAACCGGCCAGACGGAGGTCGCTGTCTTCACAGCTTACGAACCTGAGGAGTAAGAGACCCGGCGGGGGAGAAATCCCTCGCCACCTCTGATGTGTCAGGCATCCTCAACGCACCCGCACTTAACCCGCTTCGGCGGGTTTTGTTTTTTCCTGGCATTCTGGTTTACAATTCGCACGTCAGCCTGAACACCTGACACCTGCTGCGCCAGCAGAGAAAACAGATGGCGCACAAAACCAAATTTCACAATTCTGATACCGACCTTGCCATCCGGCATGAGCGGCGTTCACACGCATTTAAAACCGACTGGTACCAACACCCACCATGTACTGAAGAACAGGCCGAATGGCTGATTCATTCTTACCGCAGGCGCGGGTTCGAGGTTAAGAAAGCTCTCAGTCTCGACTATCGGCACTGGATAATCTCTGTCAGGCTGCCTTATTCCGAACGCCCACCACGTCCGTCCCGCACTTTCCAGCAACGGATCTGGAGGTAACGTGCGGGTATTACTTAGACCTGTTCTGGTGCCTGAGCTTGGGCTGGTGGTCCTTAAGCCGGGCCGTGAATCCATACAGATATTTCATAATCCTCGAGTGCTGGTGGAGCCGGAACCGAAAAGCATGTGCGGCCTGCCATCCGGAGTCGTCCCTGCCGTTCGCCAGCCGCTGGCGGAGGATAAATCATTACTGCCATTTTTCAGCAATGAGCGTGTGATTCGTGCTGCTGGCGGCGCTGGTGCACTGTCTGACTGGCTGTTGCGCCATATTAAATCCTGCCAGTGGCCACACGGTGATTATCACCACAGTGAAACCGTCATTCACCGTTATGGTACCGGCGCAATGGTGTTGTGCTGGCACTGCGACAACCAGTTGTGTGACCAGACCTCAGAATCACTTGAGCAACTTGCTCACCAAAACTTGTCAGCATGGATGATTGACGTCATCCGTCACGCAATCAGCGGTACGCAGGAGAGGGAGTTATCGCTGGCCGAATTATCCTGGTGGGCGGTCTGCAATCAGGTGGCTGATGTGCTTCCGGAGTCTGTATTGTGTCGTTCACTGGGATTACCGGTGGAAAAAATCCGCTCCGTATACCGTGAGAGTGACATCGTACCGGGAGAACAGACTGCCACCAGCATACTGAAGCAGCGCACAAAAAATATTGCGCTGCCACTTCACGTCCACCAGCAACAGCCCCCACTCCAGGAAAAGACGTTAGTAAGCATCGCCGTTGATCCGGAGTCTCCGGCTCAGTATCTCCAGCGCCAGAAACCACAACGGGAAGAGATGCCTGTATACACGCGCTGGGTAAAAACGCAGAAATGCATGACGTGCGGTAATCAGGCAGATGATCCGCATCACATCATTGGTCATGGCCTGGGAGGTATGACTGAACGCATAGAATTTGTTTTGCCTTACCCGCCGACGGTGAATACCTACTGGCGACGTCATGGCAATACGTATTTCATCTCGGAGGCCGGAAAGCGTTATCGCCGTGATGTGGCGCTAATTGTTCGCCAGCAGCGGCTGAAATTAAACCTGTCCGGAAGGCTGGCGATAAAGGTGATTGCAGAGCCACCGGATAAGCGTCGTCGCGACCTGGACAATATCCTGAAAGCACCGCTGGATGCGCTGACGCATGCGGGAGTGTTAATGGACGATGAGCAGTTTGATGAAATCAATATCGTTTTTTTATTTAATCACTACAGAGATGGTGGAGCTATGCGGGATCGAACCGCAGACCTCCTGCGTGCAAAGCAGGCGCTCTCCCAGCTGAGCTATAGCCCCATAACATGTAGTTAAAACCTCTTCAAATTTGCGGTGCAAATTTGGTAGGCCTGAGTGGACTTGAACCACCGACCTCACCCTTATCAGGGGTGCGCTCTAACCACCTGAGCTACAAGCCTGTAGAGGTTTTACTGCTCATTTTCATCAGACAATCTGTGTGAGCACTTCAAAGTACGCTTCTTTAAGGTAAGGAGGTGATCCAACCGAATAACCCCGCCATACTTACCGCCGCGCCATTTCGCGGAGTGCCACAACCGGAAGCGCACGGTCGAACTAAATTTAACGACACCGTACAGAGAGACCAATTTCGCCGTGCGCTTTCGCTTTATGCCCTGACTTTTCAGGGACATATCCTTTCAGTAAACTGTCAGTGCCGGATGTTCACCCGTGTCCGGCGCACGCACTCCACCTGACCCGTGGAGAACTCCTTAATTACCAACCTTAGCTTCGTGTTATCAGAGACTGCCAGCGTTGTGGTGGTCGTGGCTATGAAAGACTACCATCAACGGAGGCATTTAATGCTATATGCGAGGTGACAAACCAGATAACACGCGCGTCATGGGAAAAAACAGTTAAGAAATTCTATGATGCGCTGGTGACCCGGTTTGATATTGAAGAAGCATGGGCTGAGCGGCAGTTAAAAAAGGTAACTAGGTAACAAGGTTGATTTTTCCGGAATCTGTGGTAAATTCGTCATAACAATGGGCTTTTTATGCCTGACGTTAGAAGAGTTTCTACAACCCGCCGCCGAGCGGGTTTTTTATTGCGGAATTAATTACGGACCGTTATTATTCTGCTCCCGGCCCTTTAGCTCAGTGGTGAGGCATGAACCATTATCCGTCAGCCACTCCACTGGAGACGCCGGAAGCTCGCTGCCAAAGCGGCGTTCCACTGCTCCCAGCATGACGTCCTGTACTGTTTCACTGTCGAAGCCACCCGTTGTGACCGCCCAGTGCAGTGCCTCACGGTCACAGCAGTCCAGCGCGAACGTGACCCGCAGTTTTTCTCCGTTATCACAGCGGAACTCAAACCCGTCAGAGCACCATCGCTGATTACTTTCTTTCACAGCCACTCTGCCGGTATGTGCCCGTTTCGATGGCGGTACAGCAGGTTTTCGCTCAAGCAACAGCGCATTCTGGCGCATGATCCGGTAAACACGTTTGGCATTGATCGCAGGCATACCATCAAGTTCTGTTTGTCTGCGAAGCAGCGCCCATACCCGACGATAACCATATGTGGGTAGCTCTCCGATAACATGGTGTATACGGCGAAGCACATCCGTATCATCCGTGTGACGGCTGCGGCGGCCGTCCTTCCAGTCATCGGCACGTTTGGCATTGATCGCAGGCATACCATCAAGTTCTGCCTGTCTGCGAAGCAGCGCCCATACCCGACGATAACCATACGTGGGCAGCTCTCCGATAACATGGTGTATACGGAGAAGCACATCCGTATCATCAGTGTGACGACTGCGGCGGCCATCCATCCAGTCATCGGTTCGTCTGAGAATGACGTGCAACTGCGCACGCGACACCCGGAGACAACGGCTGACTAAGCTTACTCCCCATCCCCGGGCAATAAGGGCGCGTGCGCTATCCACTTTTTTGCCCGTCCATATTCAACGGCTTCTTTGAGGAGTTCATTTTCCATCGTTTTCTTGCCGAGCAGGCCGGGCAATAAGGGCGCGTGCGCTATCCACTTTTTTGCTCGCCCATATTCAACGGCTTCTTTAAGGAGTTCATTTTCCATCGTTTTTTTGCCGAGCAGACGCTGGAGTTCTTTAATCTGCTTCATGGCGGCAGCAAGTTCAGAGGCAGGAACAACCTGTTCTCCGGCGGCGACAGCAGTAAGACTTCCTTCCTGGTATTGCTTACGCCAGAGAAATAACTGGCTGGCTGCTACACCATGTTGCCGGGCAACGAGGGAGACCGTCATCCCCGGTTCAAAGCTCTGCTGAACAATTGCGATCTTTTCCTGTGTGGTACGCCGTCTGCGTTTCTCCGGCCCTAAGACATCAATTGCCTGATGCGACGCTGACGCGTCTTATCATGCCTACAGGCCTGAACCGTAGGTCGGATAAGGCGCTCGCGCCGCATCCGACACCGTGCGCAGATGCCTGATGCGACGCTGACGCGTCTTATCATGCCTACCGGTCGAAGCATATTGTGATGAGTGGGGCGATGAATGAGCGAGATTAATTATCAGGAAGGGCATGAAAAGGCAGGGCAGGCAAAACCAGTGGCATGGCGATATCGCTACGTGAAAAAAGGCGTTACAGACTTTCAGGGGAAGCAGTGGGTCATGACCACTATTACCAAAGAACGTATTGAATTGTTCATTAAAAACCCGCTTGAAAACGGGCTTACCCGTGGTGAACAAATGGAACTGGCACGGATTGCGCTGGCATCGCTGGAAGCAGATCCAGTTGCTTATATTTTCAAACATCCGGCCGGGAAATTATTCTGGGCTTTAACGGATGAAAGCAATAAAGAGCAAGCGGACGTTATTCCTGTTTATGCTGCCGCGCCTGCGTCGGTTGTGCTGGATAATGCATCAGAGCCTCTTGCTTATGCTTACAAAGAGCTTACGCCTGAGATTATGCGCAACCATTTAGCTGTATTCGAGCGATATGGAATAGCCCCAAACGATAGCTCTACCACAATTCAGGCACTGCGAATCGCGCTGGATGGCATAGAGCGGAGCGGCGCCATGCTTCATGGTGCCGAACCTGTAAGTAATCATGAAGAGTTGCCGCTTGATTATCTCCAAGGTCAAAAAGATGGTCTTGAATGGGCTGCGCAGCTTGCAGAAGCAAATCACCCACAAACTGGCGACTGGCTTTACGATGACCCGCTGGAGCTGGCTAAAGCTATCAGAAAAGGTCCTGACATGCCCGAATTCGATGGACCAACTCCGGTAACTCCGGATGGTTGGATAAGCTGTAGTGAGCGAATGCCGAAAAAGAATCAGAACGTACTTATTTCGGTGAATTTCGATAGTGATCTGGTTGAGCCGCTAATATGCTCCGCACGCTATACCGGAAGCACCTTTCGGCGCGGAGATGCAACGATTAAGCCGGGTAATGGTATTGAGCAAGCAACTCACTGGATTCCGCTACCGGAACCGCCGCAGGAGGCGAAATGATGGATGTAAAAGAGAAGGTTTTGCAGGTGATGCGTTCCCGGGCTGCCCTGCAAGATAAAGCTCTCGGCGGGGAATATCCATTCAGGATGGCAACCTGGAATTTGCGGTTGGCAATGGAGAAGGAATTTCCTGATGAAGAATGGCGTTCGGAAGATTTGCGCAAAATTCTTATGGAGATTGCTAAAGACGGAACAGTATCTAAAGATAACCATGCCAGCCGGATTGGTCAGGCGGTATGGAGACTGGAGGTGCGGTAATGGCTAACCTGCAACTTGCCGTCAAAGGTGAATACTTCGATGCCATGATTCGCGGAGATAAAACGGAAGAGTATCGCCTGTGTAATGACTACTGGAATAAGCGAATTATGTTCCGGGAATATGACCGCCTGATTATCACAAAGGGATATCCGAAGCGCGACGATCCCAGCCGTAGAATTGATGTTCCGTATGACGGATATGAAATCAAGACAATCACACATCCGCACATCGGCGATAAACCGGTAAATGTGTTCGCGATAAAGGTAAATATTGATGGCTAAATCAGCAGCAGAGCGCAAAGCCGCTCAGAGAGCCAGACAAGCTGCATCTGGTGTGCGTAAGCTGGAAATTGTGCTTGATGCTCAGGAAATTGAAATGCTGGAGCGTAACTGTGCCACGCGTCGCCCCGGGCGTGCGCCTTACGAATTTGGTGAGTATATAGCGTTACTGATCCGCCAGGATGATGCACGCGTGCGCGGGCGTATAAAATCGATCAGCAGAAAATGTTGCGGTAAGTGCGGCGAGAGAGTTCCAGTTAATTCATGCCCGTGTAATGGTGACTCGCAATGCTGGGTGACTAAAGGCTGGCATGAAACGAAATTAATAGTGTGACATGTCACGAGTAGATTATGCATGATGAATTTGATGGGTTTTGAATACTGCCGCCAACTATGGCGGCTTTATTTTGCATGGTACTATTACCACAACGGTAACTATTACCACGGTGGTTATGATGCCTGCTGAACCTAAAACCTATAAACGCAAATCAACGCAATTTAAGCCACTAACAGCAATGCAGGAGGCTTATTGCCAGTCATACATCAAAACGCCTGAAAACCAGACTCAGGCAGCGATTAACGCAGGATTCTCTCCAAATACAGCGGCAGTTAAAGCCAGTGTCATGATGCGCGATGAACGCATTCAAAAACGGATTGCCGAGTTGATGGAGGAGCGCAACAAACGAATGCGCGTCAGTGCTGATTACGTTCTCATGCGCCTGGTGGAGATCGACCAGATGGACGTGATCGACATCCTCAACGACGATGGGAGCCTTAAACCAATCCGTGAGTGGCCGAAAATCTGGCGCACTACGCTTAGTGGCTTTGATCTGTCATCGACCATCATGAACATGAACGAGGATTCGATAGAGACAATCCTCAAAAAAATTAAATGGCCTGACAAGGTGAAGAACCTCGAACTGATTGGTAAGCACGTCGACGTCAACGCATTCAAAGAACGCCTGGATGTTAATGTGAATGTGACAATTGCTGATCGCATAGCAGCAGCCAGGAAGCGACTCAAAGAACGTCAGGATGGTAATCAGTGACAGATACAGCGTTATCTCCTGAAGAGCAGTTGATCGAGGATATTGCAGGGTTCACTCACGATCCGCTTGGCTATGCCATCTATGCGTTCCCGTGGGGGGAAGAGGGGACTGAACTGGCACATGCCACCGGTCCACGTCAGTGGCAGGCTGATGCGTTCCGAGAGATACGTGATCACCTGCAGAATCCAGAGACGCGCTATCAGCCGCTTATGCTGGCACGTGCTTCTGGTCACGGTATTGGTAAATCCGCATTCATCTCAATGCTGATCAACTGGGGCATGTCCACTTGCGAGGATTGTAAGGTCGTGGTGACCGCCAACACCGACAACCAGCTACGAACGAAGACCTGGCCGGAAATTATCAAGTGGTCGAACCTTGCTATCACGAAAGACTGGTTTACCTGTACCGCTACCGCGATGTACAGCAATGATCCTGGGCACGACAAGCGGTGGCGAGCTGACGCAATCCCCTGGTCTGAGCACAACACTGAGGCATTCGCCGGACTACACAACGAGCGCAAACGCATCATCGTGGTATTCGATGAAGCGTCGAACATTGCGGATCTGGTGTGGGAAGTTGCTGAGGGTGCGCTTACGGACGAAGACACTGAGATTATCTGGGTGGCGTTCGGAAACCCTACACGTAACACCGGGCGTTTCCGCGAATGTTTCCGCAAATATAAACACCGCTGGAAAACTGCGCAGATTGACAGCCGGACGGTGGAAGGCACTAACAAACAGCAGTTGCAGAAATGGGTCGATGACTACGGGGAAGACAGCGACTTCGTTAAAATCCGTGTGCGCGGCATATTCCCTGATGCATCTGAATTGCAGTTTATCCCTACCGGTCTTACTGATGAGGCAATGAAACGGGTGGTAACCGCTGCGCAGGTGGCGCATGCTCCGGTGATAATCGGTGTTGACCCGGCATATTCAGGCGTTGATGACGCGGTGATATACCTGCGGCAGGGGCTACACAGTAAGGTGCTGTGGACTGGCAACAAGACTACCGACGATCTGATTATGGCGAAGCGTATCGCTGACTTTGAAGACCAGTATCAGGCTGACGCGGTGTTCATCGACTTCGGTTACGGTACCGGTCTGAAGTCAATCGGTGATGGTTGGGGGCGCACATGGCAACTTGTTCCGTTCGGTGGCGCGTCTACTGACCCGCAGATGCTCAACAAGCGTGGGGAGATGTTCAACTCATGCAAGACATGGCTGAGGCTGGGCGGCATGCTGGATGACCAGGAAACAGCGGACGACCTGTCTGCGGCAGAGTACAAAGTTCGTGTGGACGGTAAAATCGTTATCGAACCGAAGGAAGATATCAAAGAGCGTCTTGGGCGTTCTCCTGGTAAAGGCGATGCGCTACTGCTGACGTTTGCTTTCCCGGTCTCGAAACGCATAAATATACCAGGACAGCAAAGCCAGCAGGGAAGGGCCATAACGGATTATGACCCTTATGCTTAATTCGCTGGTGGGGATAATGTCGTTGATATCTTCTGGTGAGGATAAAACAAAGCCAGTTCATAGGCTTGCTGTTTGTGACATGCCACGGTGTTATTGCTCGCTTAACTTCTGCTTCAGCAAGTAACCTTCGAGCATCCAGATTTTGTTTACAGCATTCTGCCGGGCAATCTTCCGACCAATTTCTGCATCAAAATTTTCCGGACTTGCACAGGCACTCTCTCCGGTGACGGTGAAGCCATTCTTCAGTACCAATACGCAGAAAGTCAGGAGGTCTGTAGATTTATGCGCTGTCCATGAATCGCCAACGCCCATATTGGCAGCACGAATGCCGTCATAAGCAGTAAAGAAATGCTCTTCAAGAATGATGCTTTCGATATATTGAGGCGTAACTCGCGGAGCGGTTTTGCCTTTCTCAACGATTTCTTTTTCGATTTGCTGGTCGTTCATAATCTCACCTTAAAAAAATGCCCGGCGAACCGGGCGAACTGGAAGCAATGAGTTATGCCTTCCGTGGCTGTACTGGTTTACAGCATGAAGTCATCGCAATGGCGTCCTGCTGTAAAAAGGGCGGTGATAGTCCTTCAAGGGAAACCATCACCGCCAACCCCCTGGAACTTCTGGCATCACGGTCCTTAGGCGTGATTCTGGCGTGGCATGCAGGATTCGAACCTGCGACCAACCGCTTAGAAGGCGGTTGCTCTGTCCAACTGAGCTAATGCCACAACGCTGAGAGCACTTAGCCTGTTAAGGCGCCACACTTTGTCGCGGCTCCATAAATGCTCTCATCGTTGTACCCTCGTCTCTTCCGAGGCGTCACACCGAATCGCCGGGATGGTGAATCCCCGTGCGCGGAATAAAACCGCTCGACTTGCACATTCCGGCTACCTGGTTCGTTTGCCCGAGCAAGGGAGGGTGCCCCTTAAACGTATCCAGACCGCTATCGGCGCATGTGCCATACGCCGTACTGCTCAAAATAAAAGCTCACTCCACCTGTTCAATTTAACGACAAGCCAGTCAGGTTAGTAACCGGAATGAACTCTTTAGTTACCTGAAAGGTAATAATTAGCGCGTTAAATGTCAACCTTCTACGATAAATAAAACATATGTGGTTAAATTGGTAATAATTTAATTGCGTACGGAGTCATTGATATGTGCATGGGTAGCTCACCATCAGTGCCTGCAACACCAGAAGTTCAGGCAGCACCACAGGAGCAGGATGTCGCCGTTGTTGATGCCCGCGACGAAGAAACACGTCGCCGTCGCGCTGCTGCTGGTCGTAGTTCTACGCTGCTTACCGGTTCTCAGGGCGACACATCAACCGCTAATACCAGCGGTAAAACGCTGCTTGGTCAGTAACCGGAGTCATTGAAATGGCGGAAACAACTAAAGAGCGATTGAACAAACAGTTCGCACAACTTGAAAGCGAGCGTCAGTCGTTTGAGCCGCACTGGCGCGAGTTGAGTGATTACATCAACCCGCGTGGTTCCCGCTTTCTGACTTCTGAGGTCAACCGTAACGATCGACGCAATACACGCATTATTGATTCGACCGGGACTATGGCGGCGCGCACTCTCGCCAGCGGCATGATGTCAGGCATCACAAGCCCCGCGCGTCCGTGGTTTCGCCTGGCTACGCCAGATCCTGAAATGATGGATTATGGTCCTGTTAAGTTGTGGCTCGAGGCGGTGCAGAACCGCATGAACGATATGTTCAATAAGTCGAATCTCTACCAGTCTCTTCCGCAGTTATACGGAAGCCTCGGCACATACAGCACTGGTGCAATGGCGGTGCTGGAGGATGACGAGGACATCATTCGCACAATGCCATTCCCGATAGGCAGTTACTACCTGGCTAACTCACCTCGTGGCAGTGTGGACACCTGTTTTCGCAAGTTCTCTATGACTGTTCGTCAGCTTGTTCAGGAGTTCGGGCTAAATAACGTCAGCGAATCCGTAAAAAGCATGTGGGAAAGCGGCACCTACGAGAAGTGGATTGACGTGATGCATTCGGTTTACCCGAACATTGACCGCGATACATCGAAGCTGGATAGCAAGAACAAGCCATTCAAATCGGTTTATTACGAGGTTGGTGGCGATAACGACAAGTTGTTGCGTGAGTCCGGATTTGATGAGTTTCCAATTATGGCTCCGCGCTGGGAAGTTAATGGCGAAGATGTTTATGGATCATCATGCCCGGGTATGCTGGCGCTTGGACCTGTTAAGGCATTGCAACTTCTCCAGAAGCGCAAGTCGCAGTTGATTGATAAAGCCACCAATCCGCCGATGGTTGCTCCGACTTCCCTCAAGAATCAGCGCGCCTCCCTTCTTCCTGGCGACATCACGTATATCGATCAGATTACTGGTCAGGATGGCTTCAGGCCTGCTTATCTGGTTAACCCCAGTACAGCAGATCTGGTAGCAGACATTCAGGACACTCGTCAAATCATTAACAGCGCCTACTTTGTCGATCTGTTCATGATGTTGCAGAACATCAATACCCGCTCGATGCCTGTTGAAGCAGTGATCGAAATGAAAGAAGAAAAACTTCTGATGTTGGGGCCGGTTCTGGAGCGTCTGAACGACGAATGTCTTAATCCTCTCATTGACCGCGCTTTCTCAATGATGGTGCGTAAAAACATGCTGCCGCCACCGCCAGACGTGATGGAAGGTATGCCCCTGAAGGTCGAATACATTTCCGTCATGGCTCAGGCGCAGAAGTCTATCGGCCTGTCCAGTCTGGCGTCTACGGTCAACTTCATTGGTCAACTTGCGCAAGCGAAACCAGAAGCTCTCGACAAACTCAACGTTGATCAGGCGATCGATGCATTCGCTGATATGTCCGGAGTGTCTCCAACCGTCATTGTTCCGCAGGAACAGGTTGAGCAGGCTCGCCAGCAACGGGCACAGCAGCAACAGCAGCAACAAATGATGGCGATGGGGATGGCGGCGGCACAGGGCGCCAAGACGCTAAGCGAAGCTAAAACTTCGGATCCGAGTGTTTTGTCAGCTATGGCGAATGCAGTTAGTGGTCAGGGTGGGCAATCACAATGACTGATTACGAAGACGATCAACTGAAAGAAGAAAACGCCCGTAAGCAACGTGACATGGCGCAGCGTGAAATTGATGACATTCGCTTTGTCATGAGCAGTGAACAGGGGCGTCGCGTTGTCTGGTCGGTGCTGGAGAAAGGCCGTGTGTTTTCCGCTATCTCACCGATGGACGCTATGGCAATGGCATTTAATGAGGGGCAACGCAATCTGGCGCTGGAACTGTTTCAGCGCGTTATGGCGCATTGCCCTGAACAGTATTTGAAGATGGCCAAAGAGGCCAGTGAACAGGAGTGATCATGAATTTATTTGAGCGTTTGCTGTATCGCCGTCTTTGCAATGAGCAACCAGTCGATGGTGGAGCAGCTCCGGCTGCGTCAGAACCGTCAGCGCCTGCAGGTGATACCCCTGCTCCAGTTGGTGAACCATCACAACAGGAAGGTGATAAGCCACAACCTGTTGCTGATGGCGATAAACCTGCTGATGACAAAAAGCCTGAAAACGATAAGCAGGATGAAAAAAAGGGCGGCGATAAACCGGAGGGTGCGCCGGAGAAGTACGAGTTTCAGGCTGCCGAAGGCGTAGAGCTGGATACAGAAGCGTTGAAGGAATTCGAGCCGGTGGCGCGAGAACTAAACCTGACCAACGAGCAAGCGCAAAAGCTGGTTGATGCTTATCCGAAGATTCTGGCAGGTGTTCAGCAGCGCCAGGCAGAAGCCTGGCAGAAAACAACCGAGCAGTGGGCTGCGGATGTAAAAGCTGACAAAGAAATCGGTGGCGACAAGTTGATTTCTAACCTTAGCGCCGCACAGCGTGCGCTTGACCAGTTCGGGACACCTGAACTCAAAGAATATCTGAACACCACCGGACTGGGTAATCACCCTGATCTGGTCAAAACGTTCGTGAAAATCGGAAAGGCGATGTCTGAAGATGGCATGGTCACCGGTGGTAATGAAGGCCAGCGTAGTGCGGCCGAAGTGCTCTATGGCAAATAAGAGAGGAAATGACAATGGCTGTTAAAGGCTTAACTGCGCTAACGCTGGCTGACTGGGGTAAGCGCGTCGATCCAAACGGGAAAGTCGATAAGATTATCGAGCTTCTCGGTCAAACTAACCCGATCCTTCAGGATATGCCTTTTGTCGAAGGGAATCTTCCTACCGGACACCGAACCACCATTCGTTCTGGTTTACCTTCAGCTACCTGGCGTTTGCTGAACTATGGCGTACAGCCAAGCAAATCAAACACAGTACAGGTAACCGATTCCGTTGGCATGCTGGAAACCTATGCGGAAGTCGATAAGTCACTGGCTGATCTGAACGGCAATACCGCCGAATTCCGCCTGTCTGAAGACCGCGCATTTATTGAAGCGATGAATCAGCAGATGGCGCAGACGCTGTTTTATGGTGATTCCAGCGTTAACCCTCAGCAGTTTATGGGACTGTCCTCCCGCTATTCCAGCCTGTCTGCGGGTAATGCTCAGAACATCATTGATGCTGGTGGCACGGGTACAGATAACACCTCAATCTGGTTAGTGGTGTGGGGCGAAAACACCGTGCATGGCATCTTCCCGAAAGGGCAGAAGGCTGGCATCCAGATGGAAGATAAAGGCCAGGTGACACTGGAAGATGCTAATGGCGGCAAGTACGAAGGCTATCGCACCCATTACAAATGGGATAACGGACTTGCTCTGCGTGACTGGCGTTATGTTGTTCGCATTGCAAACATCGATGTCAGCAATCTTTCAGAACCTTCCTCTGCAGCAAATATTGCGAAGTTGATGGTTAAAGCACTGCATCGCATTCCAAACCGTGGCATGGGCAGCCCGGTGTTCTACATGAACCGCACTGTAGGCCAGGCGCTTGATCTGCAATCTCTGGAGAAAACATCTCTGGCGATCAGCGTAAAAGAGACAGAAGGCGAGTGGTGGACTTCATTCCGTGGTGTACCAATCCGTGAGACTGATGCGCTTCTGGAAACAGAAGCCCGCGTGGTGTAACGCCTGTTATTAACCTGTGGGTCGTAACAGACCCACTAATGGAGAAAGAAGATGATCACCGACAAACTGTTGATGTTCTCCGAAGCTCAGGCGGTTACGAATACCGCGGCTTCTACTGACGTAATCGATCTCGGTCCAATTGACGGAAAACGTCGTGATATCGGCGTGGGTTACCCGCTTGAGTTTTGGGCGCTGGTTAACACAGCCGCCGCGGCAAGCGGTGATGCAACTGTAAACATCCAGTTGCAGACGAGTGAGGATAACAGCTCATGGACCACTATTTATGATAGTGGCGCACTGGCAAAGACCGCCCTGACAGCAGGTAAACGAGTTGTTTCTGCAAAGGTGCCTGCCGGTGTTCAGCGATATCTGCGTGTTAACTACTCCGTCGCAACTGGCCCACTAACGGCTGGCGAATTCACTGCTGGTATCAGTCTTGATGTTGATGCCAATACGCCGTATCCGATCCGCTCAAAAGTAACTGGTTAAGGTGATATTGATGTCAGGTGAGAAACCAAGATACCGCGTTCTGCGCCTCTCTCATATCCATAACACTCTGTGGCCGGAGGGGGCAGAAATCGAATACGAAGGTGAGCCTGGTAGCGCACTGGAACCTGTTAACGATGCAGCCAGACAGGCAAAAGCAAAGGTAGCAGGAAAGGTGTCTATGGCAGCAACCAGCACCAAAATCATCAACGATGTGTCAGATGATGGTGAACTGGATAAGCTCCGTGAAGAGTACGAATTGCTCTTTAACGAGAAGCCACACCATAACGCCAAAGCAGAAACGCTCCGCGAGAAGATCGCAGATAAGCGTAAAGAACTGGGCGTGTAAGCCTCGCGGATGAGACAAGGGGCTTCGGCCCCTTTATTGCAGGAGTGTATATGGAACTCGTAAACCTCAAAACCGGCACTGACAGCTACCAGGATGAGAGCGGAGAAACCAGAACTCGCGATGAATACCCGTGGGGGCTGTGCATCACGCTGAATAACGACACATTGAATAAGCTGAAGGCGCAACCTCAGGGCGTCGGAACAGAAGTGATGATAACTGCAAAGGCTGTTATCCGAGGCCTGTCTGCCAGAGAAACTGACGATGGCGTTAATCGCAGCGCCGATCTGCAGATCACTGATATGGCGATCGCTCCTGTTTCCGGGGATGTAGAAAAATCAGCGGCTGAAACTCTGTACGGTAACGGAGGTGAGTGATGGCCTCTGTAGTAGAGATCTGTAATCGTGCGCTGTCCAATATTGGCAACAGCCGCAGCATTAACAGCCTGACGGAAGCCAGCAAGGAAGCGGGGGAATGTTCGCTGCACTTTGAGGCCTGCCGTGATACTGTGCTTTCTGATTTTGACTGGAACTTTGCTACCAAACGCGTGGCGCTTGCAGATACGAGCAATCCACCGCCTGACTGGGAATATGCGTACCAGTACCCGTCAGATTGTCTGCGCATTACTGAAATTATGCTTCCTGGTGTACGCAATCCAACAGCAGCAATGCGCGTTCAGTACGAAGTTGGTGCAGACACCAACGGAACAGGAAAGTTGATCTACACAGACCAGCCTCAGGCATGGCTCAAGTATGTCTCTCGCGTTACAGATGTGAACATGTTTGATGCCATTTTTATGGAGGCGTTGGCCTGGCGTCTTGCGGCAGCTATTAACATGGCGCTGACTGGGAATGCAGACCTCGGTACATTTGCTCTCAATATGTACAATCGCGTGATTCTTAGTGCTGGCTCGCATAGCCAGAATGAATCACAGGAACCACAGCCACCGGTTGACGAGTTTACCATTGCGAGGTTGTCCTGATGGCTATCAGTTGGATCCAGCCCAGCTTTGCCGGTGGTGAGATTGGACCGTCGTTGTACGGGCGTATTGACATGGCGAAGTACCAGGTGGCATTGCGCAAGTGCGATAACTTTATCGTGCGGCAGTATGGCGGCGTTGAGAATCGACCAGGTACGCGTTTTGTCGGTGCCGCCAAATACCCAAATCGGAAATGCCGCCTGATCCCGTTCCAGTTCTCGACGGTTCAGACCTATGCTCTGGAGTTCGGACACCAGTACATGCGCGTTATCAAAGATGGTGCGTTGGTGCTGAACAGCAGCAATGTTATTTATGAAATTGCCACGCCATATACTGAAGCCGATCTGTTCCGAATTAAATTCACGCAAAGCGCCGACGTGCTTACGCTTGTTCATCCGGCATACCCGCCGAAAGAGTTGCGTCGCTATGCGCATGACAACTGGCAACTGGTTGATGTGGTAACGAAGAACGGACCATTTGAAGATATCAATATTGACGAGTCAGTGACGGTTTATGCCAGCGCCAGCACCGGGACAATTACGCTAACGGCAAGCGCCTCTATTTTTGGCGCGGAGCAGGTAGGCAAATTGTTCTATCTGGAACAGCCTGCAGTGGATTCTGTGCCGGTATGGGAAACCAGTAAGAGTACGTCAATTGGCGATATTCGCCGTGCAGACAGTAACTACTATCGCGCCGTTACAGTAGGCAAAACAGGCACTTTGCGCCCTTCGCATACAGAAGGCACATCATGGGATGGCTGGGGCGGATCCGGTGATGATGATACCGGCATTGAGTGGGAGTATCTGCACAGTGGTTTTGGCATTGCCCGTATCTCTGCTGCAAATGGAACTACTGCAACTGCCGAGGTGATTTCCTATATCCCTTCGCAGGTAGTTGGCGAGGATAATGCCAGCTATAAATGGGCTAAATATGCCTGGAACAGTGTTAATGGTTATCCTGGCACTGTTGTTTATTATCAACAACGTCTTTACTTCGCCGCATCGACTGCGTTTCCTCAGACTATCGGGGCCAGCCGTACCGGGGATTATAAGGATTTTGGCAAAAGCAACCCTACGCAGGATGACGACAGAATTATCTACACCTATGCCGGGCGTCAGGTTAATGAGATCCGTCACCTGATTGATGTTGGTTCGCTGGTGGCGCTGACTTCCGGAGGTGAGTACGTCATCACTGGCGACCAGAACAAAGTGCTTACCCCATCATCATTTGCATTCAGCTCTCAGGGATCAAATGGCTCGAGCAATGTCCCACCAATTGCCGTGGCGAATATTGCTCTGTTCGTCCAGGAGAAAGGCAGTGTTGTCCGTGATCTGGCCTACTCATTCGATGTTGACGGCTATCAGGGGAACGACCTGACCATCCTTGCCAATCATCTTTTTCAGAAGCACAGCATTGTTGACTGGTGCTTCTCTATTGTCCCTTACTCCAGCGCCTTCTGCATTCGTGATGACGGTAAATTACTGGTGATGACCTATTTGCGTGATCAGCAGGTTTTTGCATGGGCACCACAATCCAGTACCGGAAAATATGAAAGCACATGCAGTATCAGTGAAGGCAATGAAGATGCGGTGTATTTCGTCGTTAACCGAACCGTTAACGGGCAAACAGTGAGATACATCGAGCGACTGTCCAGCCGTTTATTTACCAGCGATGAAGATGCTTTCTTTGTTGATTCTGGCCTTAGCTATGATGGAAGAAATACGTCTGACAGAACGATGATCATCACTGGTGGTTCTGGCGAATGGGATTACCGCGAGGAATATACAATCAGTGTTTCTGGTGGTGCGTACTTCACCAGTAGTGATGTCGGTGCGCAACTACAGTTCCCTTATACCGGAACTGATCCTGATACTGGCGATGAAGTGTCAAAAGAATTACGTTGCGACATTATTTCTGTAACCAGCAACACCGCTGTAGTGGTTCGTGCTAACAGGAACGTCCCGCCATCCCTCAGGAATGTGGCCACCACGAACTGGCAGATGGCGCGCCGGACATTTGGAGGCCTGTCTCATCTTGAAGGCCAGACCGTAAACATTCTCTCTGATGCGAACGTGGAACCACAGAAAGTTGTTTCCGGAGGTGCCGTCACGCTGGAATCTCCGGGGGCTGTTGTGCACATCGGCCTGCCAATAACTGCTGAATTCGAAACACTGGATATCAACATTAACGGACAGGAAACGCTGCTGGACAAAAAACAGGTGATCCCCTCCGTTACTCTGGTTGTGAATGCCAGCCGCGGCATCTGGGCGACTACGCCCGGCGGCAAATGGTACGAATATCCACAGCGTGAATTCGAGTTCTACGATGATCCTGTTGATGATGCTACCGGAAAAGTAGAAGTGAAACTGGACAGTAACTGGGGCAAAAACGGACGTGTAAAAATCCGTCAGCTTGATCCGTTGCCGCTGTCTGTTCTTGCCGTTATTCCTCGCCTTACTGTTGGTGGGTTCTGATGATCGATGTTCAAATTATTCCCGCAACCGAAGAGCATCTTCAGATGATTTTGCCGGATGTTCGTCAGGCTGATATTGACGAACTGTATGCGGTATCACTGATGACTACCGAAGATGCGCTGCGTGTTGGTCTTCGCACTGCGACTATGGCCTGGTCAGGATTTGCGAACGGAGAACTGGTAACCATGTTTGGCGTATCTCCGGCGTCAATGATCGGTGGCAATGGTACGCCCTGGCTGGTAGGAACCAGCCGTATTGAAAAATATCAGAAGACATTTCTTCGCCACTGCCGCCCTGTATTGCAGCAGATGCTGGCAGTTTATCCGCGCCTGGAAAACTACGTCGACGAGCGAAACCATGTTGCCAAAGCATGGCTGCACTGGCTTGGATTCAGGCTTGAAGAAGCCGCGCCTTATGGTGCTCTTGGTCTTAATTTCCACAGATTTCACATGGAGAGAAAATAATGTGCGATCCGGTTATTGCTGGTGGCGCAATGCTCGCCATGAGTGGCATTCAGGCATACACCCAGTACCAACAGGGAAAGTATGCCTCGAAGGTTGCAGAAGCGAACGCAGATATAGCCACAGCTCAGGCAAATGATGCAATAAACAGAGGTAACGCTGAAGCTGAGCAACGGCGCAGAGAGACCCGACAGCGGCTTGGTACACAGGCGGCGACAATGGGGGCTACCGGCGCTGATTTATCTACAGGTAACGCGCTGGATATATTTGGTGACACTGCTCAGTTCGGCGCTCTTGATTCGCTGACGACGGTGAATAACGCGCAACGCGAGGCTTACGGTTATCAGGTTCAGGCTGCCAACTATAAAGCAGAAGCCAGTTCAGCCCGTAAACAGGGGAATGTGGGAGCAGCAACAACATTGCTCACTGCGCCTCTGAAGGCATACGGTGCGTACCAGATGTTTGGTGGGACGTGGAGTCCGTTTACTCAAAGCACTCCTGCGCCAATCGGGGCAGCAGCAGGAACCAGATTACCCGGAGGATTATAATGCCAGTCGTACCAACAGTATCCGGACGTCAGGTTGAGAGTCGTGGAGTTCAGTCAGCAGGCTTGCAGACGTTTTCTCAGCCAGGTATTGGTGATGCTTTTGTTCGGGCAGGGACAGAGGCAATTGATGTTTTGGGGCAGGCAAAACAGCGTGCCAATATCGCTCTGGCTCAGGAGGCATCTCTTAACCTCAGTCAGATAAGCAGCGATCTGCTGAATAATCCTGAAACAGGATTGCTTAACCTGAAAGGGAAAAATGCTATTGGAAAAGGCCATGAGTATACGCAGCAGTTTGATGCTCAGGTCGAACAACTGGCTATGTCGCTGCCGGATGAACAGGCTCGTAATGCTTTCATGCAGCAGGCGCAGCAGCAGCGCATTCAGTTCACTACGCAGGCCGGGAGGTACGAAATAGGACAGGTTCGCCAGTATGAGGCGGATATGCAGGATGCGACACTAAAAAACCTATCGATGCAGTTCCGTAACCCGACAATGGCAAACCAGGCAGGATTGAAGGCATATCATAGCATCATCGCTTACGGCGAAGCCCACGGCCAGAGTCAGGAAGAGATCGAACAGAACTGGGTTTCGTGGCGCGAGAATGCCGCGAACGGTGCGGCGGAGGCGTGGTATGTGCCGATGTATCAACAGATGATGGGTCCGAACGGCAAGATTGAGGTAACCGATACACCGAGTGAGGCGCAGTTATTCTCTGCAATAATCTGGCAGGAGAGTGGCGGAAATCAGTACGGAAAGGACGGAACACCTCTGGTGTCGCCAAAAGGCGCTGTTGGCGTAGCGCAGGTGACGGAAGATACTGGCCCCGAAGCTGCCCGCCTTGCTGGCGTGCCGTGGGACCGAGATAAATGGTTGAATGACCCGCGCTATAATGCCCGCTTGGGGCAAGCTTATTTCGGCGCGCAGATGAAGAAATACGACAATAACCCGGTTCTGGCAGTAGCTGCCTATAACGCTGGCCCAGGAAAGGTTGACGGCTGGATTAAACAGATTGGCGATCCGCGCACAGGCGAAGTCAGTAACGCCCAGTTTGCCGCAGCTATCCCATACGACGAGACGCGCAATTATGTGGCAAAAGTAACTGGCAGTGCTGGAGCTATTCCTGGATCTGCGACGATGGAAAACCTCATCGCACAGCCATTCTGGAACGCCATGAGTCCGGACAAAAAGTCGCAGATGATGAGCAAGGTTGCTGGCATGTACGACATGCAGGCTTCAGCCGGTCGCGTTGCGCTACAGAGTCGAATGCAGGACGACCTATCCAAAATTGAGGCCGGTAAGCAGGTGACGCCTATTTCAGCGCACGAATGGGCCGCCGTTATGCCGCTTCAGGCAGCGCCTGCCGAGCGCCTGCAGATGGAAAAAACCTTCCAGCAATACCAGCAGGCAATGACGCTACAACCTGTTTATCAGACCATTATGCAGGGCAACGTCCAGCAGGGTACCGCCGCCGTGCAGGCAATGGCACCGCAGGAAAACGACCCTGACTTTAAATACAAAGCAGAGCTTTATGCATCGGCAAAGGTCAAGCTTGGGCAGGTACTGAAGGCGCGGGAAGCGGATCCGGGGGCATGGCTGCAACAAAACTCTCCGGTTGTGCAGGCTGCATTCCAGCAGTACCTGAATGACCCTTCATCTGGTGAATACCTAGTTTCCCGCATACAGTCTGAAAAAGACCGCCTGGGGATAATGAGCAAAAAAGTTTTACCGGAGTCCATGGTCAACGACGTACTGCAGCGTATTGACAACACGCAGGAATCTAGCGTAAAGGCCATTCAGTCGGTGGCGCAGTCGTTCGGCAAATACTCGGATCAGGTGATGCAGCAGGTTCAGAAGAGCGCTTATCCTGCGTTGCAGGTTGTCATGGCTACCGAGAACCCGCGCGCGGCAAATGCGCTCTGGCAAAACCGTAGCGTTAAAACTGCTGACTTACGCGGCAGTCTTGAGAAAACCGACGCGGATAGCGCCGACTCGTCATGGAATGACCAATCGAAAGATTTTGCTGGCACGATGGTTGTTCAGCCTGGTGGCACTGCCGTGTGGAATAACTTCAACGAGCAGGGAAAACGACTTACTTACATCAACATGCAGCGCGGAATGTCGGCGTCTGATGCAGCAAAACAGGCGTATCAGGACATCCTCGGCGAGCAGTACCAGACCAATGGCACTTGGCGGCTACCTAAGCGTGCAGGGATAGATATTCGTGACGTTAACGATGGTGCCAATGCGTATCTGAAAAACCTGTCAGCAGATCAGATTATGCCGCTTATTGGTGACCCAAGGCTACCTGATGAGGTCAACCGTGAGCAGAGTATCTCCCGCATTCGTGATAATGCGCAGTGGGTTACCAACAGCGACGAAACAGGACTTACCCTGATGCTCAACGGGCTGATCGTCAACGGTGCCGACGGCAACCCGATTACGGTGCCGTTCAACGATCTGGCGAAACTGGGAACAACCAACCGATCAGTATGGAACAGCATTACCAAGTTCATTGATACTCCGGTGAAATATACTCCCGGACAGTCTAAGGAATACAGCGCAGAAAGTCAGCGCGACAACCTGATTAACATTTTCCAGAACGGCCAGCAATCAGGACGATAACATGCCAATTTACACAGATGATCCGGGACAGGGAATTAACCAGCCAATTGGCAACGCGCCAGCAGGGCTTGGCGAATCGCTGCTTTCTTCCCTTAAGCAGGGATTTGAAGAGGGGCCGGTCATGTCCGGCTACCGCTTTGCGCAGGCCGACTCGCTGGCGAATGACCCAAACTCTACAGTTATCAGTAAGCAGGAAGCGGATGAGCTCCTGAAGCAGTACGGCGTAAAGAGCATAAACGTGCCAGATTCTGGCGTTACGCAGGCTTTTCTCGATCATGTTATTGCCGAACGCAAAGATTCTCTGGCACGCCAGCAGATCGCGATGTCGGCACCGAGCGGGTGGGTAGCCACGCCGCTTAATTTCGCAGCCAGCCTAGCTGGTTCAATGGCAGATCCTGGTAACGTGGCGCTGGCGCTGGTTCCGTTCGCTGGAGAAGCAAAGGCGGCTTCTGTGCTTGGCCGATTTGGCGAGCGATTTGTTGCTGGTGCACGCATGGGGGCAGCGCAGGCGTTGGTGACCGTGCCGCTTACCGGGCTGGCAGCGGCGGCGGAAGGTGACGACTTCACCTATAGCAACGCGTTGGAAAGTACTTTCTTTAACACGATGGCTGGCGGTCTAATGCATGCCGGCGGCGGCCTTATCGCCGATATCGTGCGACCGCGTCGCGTTCCCGATGCTGCAACGGGAGAGTCCCCGGCGTTTTCTGGCGATGCGCAGCCAACCCCAGTGATAACGCCTGACAACATTCCGGCGGGCGTGAATATCCCTGAGGTTGGCGCTAACGCAGATCTGGCGGCGGCCATTTCCAGTGAAGCGGAGAGCTACGCATACAGCCGAGCTTATGACGACGTGGTTCCTGACTATATGGCGCGCCAGCAGGAGTTACAGAGCGGGCAGATCGGTAACGTTGCCGACCTGCGTGCCGAGCTTGCGGCTAATCAACGTCATGCTGACTCGCTTGATGCGACGCTGCAGCAGCGCACCAAAAAGTATCAGGGGCAGCGGATGAAGTTTAAGGATGCGCGCTCTAGGGCACTGAAAGAGATTCAGGCCGAGAAAGACGCCATCGCTGCACGCAATCAGGAGATCAACACATCGCTGGAGCAGAACGCGACAGCAGAGCAGGCGCGCTGGCGCCAGTCTCAGATTTCCCGCGGCGAGATCCCCGACGACCTGAAAGTCACCATTTCCGAGCGTGCGCAGCAGATCCTGGACGGCATGCAGATGTCGCCGGTCGCTGGCGCAGTTCGCACTGCCGCAAGCGCCATCAGGGATGCTGACTGGAACGTGAACCAGCAGGCGTATCGCGCTGCGCTGGCACACATGATGGAAGGACGTAGCCCAGATGTTGAGCCCTTCTATGAACTGCACAAACCAGCACTGCGTGAACGCGCCATCCATCGCATACAGAACCCGGCACGGCAGGTTGATGAAACGGCTCGCCCAGCAAGCGAAACAGCCGATCGGGTTTATCAAGAAACGCAAAAGGCAGATCATGAAATTACCGCTGCCGCTGCAGACCTTGATAACGAGCTCAACCTGAGTAACGCCCTGCTTGACGATATCGCTGTCGATAACCCTGATCTTGCGACCACGTTGCGCCAGAAACTCAATGATATTCGTGCCGACGCCAGCGACAATAGCATGAGCAACGCTTTCCGGGCATTTGCCGCCTGTATGATTAACCGGGGGATGTGATGGCAGCAAACGAATTTTTGACGCAGTGCGAGCGCAGTGTAAATGCTGCCGCTGGTCGCGAGCTTTCTTCCGATGAGATGGAGTCGCTGGTGCGTGACATGAACGACACCACTAGGCGAATTCTGGCGACCAATGAGGCGCTGTCTCTGGAAGAGGCCGCGATGCGCGCAGCGGAAGAACTGAGCAATGCCGATATGCTGGCAAAACAGATTGAGGCTCGCAATAAGGCAATCGACGCCCGTATTGCCGCACAACGACTTAGAGAGCTTCGTACTATCTGGAAAGACCGCCCGGATATCGGGCTTGAAGCAATGCTGGTTGGCCGCAACGATGCGCGTACCGGCGCCCGCCGGTCGGTATCTTCGGAGGTGGCGCAACTGCGCGGCAAGTATCATTCCGGTATCAACTACGATTTTGACCGTGCCGGGCTGGTGCAATTCATCGCCAGCGGCAGCAATGACCGGGAAATTGCCGATGCAATGTGGCGCATAGGGCGCGGGCAGTCAACTGACGGTATGACAAAGCAATCCGTAAGCGCTGCACAAATCATCATGAAATGGCAGGAAACTGCGCGCATTGATGAGAACCGCGCCGGGGCATGGATACGCAAAGAGCCGGGCTATATAGTGCGCCAGTCACACGACATCATGAAGATCCGCGCCGCAGGTTATGAAGCATGGCGAAATGCTATTCTCCCGCGCCTTGATGAGCGCACTTTTGACGGCGTGGCTGACCGCGAGCAGTTCATGCGTAACATTTATAACGGGCTGGCTTCCGGCGTGCATCTTACATCTGAAAAGCCCGATTGGATGAATGGCTTTAAGGGATCGGCGAACGCAGCTAAACGCGCCAGCCAAGAGCGAATTTTGCACTTCAAAGATGGTATCTCGTGGCACGAGTACAACCAGCAATTCGGCACCGGCAGCCTGCGAGAAGCGCTGTTTGGTGGCTTAAACAGCGCTGCCCGCACAACGGGCATGATGCGCGTACTGGGCACTAACCCACAGAACATGTTTAAGTACCTGACGGACGCCATTGCTGAAGATATCAGCAAATCCGGAAGACCGGCAGCGTTGGCTGACTACATGACGAAGGTGCGTCGCATTAACCGTACCGTAATGCCGCAGGTTGACGGCTCGCTAAATATTCCTGGCAGCGTAGGCTGGGCCAATGCGTCGGCGGCTGTACGCGGCTGGTTGCGTATGAGCCAACTTGGTGGCGCGGTAATCTCATCGTTTAACGACGTGCCTATCGCCGCTACCGAGATGCGCTACCAAGGGCAGAATTTTATGCAGGCGTTGCTTGGTGCTATGAGAGGCCGCTTCACGCGTTACAACAGCGCGGAGCAGAAAGAGATCCTTTCCTCTATCGGAGTTTATTCCGACTCCATGACGCAGGAAATCATCCGGCGCATATCTGGTGATGACACGCTGAATGGAAAGCTTGGTCGCGCGCAGCAGCTTTTCTTTAAGTACAACCTCATGAACTTCTGGACCGAGAGCGGTCGCAACAGCAACGCCATGATGATAACCAACTGGCTTGCAAAGAATGCTGACCAGTCTCATGCGCGGCTACCGGAAGACCTGCGACGCGTGCTGGATCTGCACGGTATTGGCGAACGTGAGTGGGAAATTTTTCGCAACATGGACATGGCCGATAGCGAAGGTCGTAAGTTCATGACGACCAGCGGCATCCGCGGCGTGCCTGACGAAGTGATTGCCGGTTATGTAGAGAGTAAGGGGATCAAACCAACGCAGCGCGCTATCGCTGACGCACGCGATCAATTGGAAGGGCAGTTGCGCGGCTACATCCTTGACCGTCTGAATATCGCCATGTCAGAGCCTGGCGATCGCACGCAGGCGTTTATGAAGATGGGCACGGTGCCAGGAACGGTGGCTGGGGAAGCAATACGATTCGCTGGTCAGTACAAATCGTTCACTGCAAGCTTCATGCAGAACGTACTAGGACGCGAAGTATTCGGGCGTGGTTATATTCCTGCTGGGCTTGGTGAGTCGAAAACCGGATCGCTGACGAATGCGCTGCTACGTAACGGGAAGGGGGCTTTCCTTGGTGCTGCAAACCTCTTTGTCTGGGCGACTATGTTTGGTTATATCTCCATGCAGTCAAAACTCATGCTGAAAGGGCAAACACCACGCCCGGCAGATGCCAAGACGTTTCTCGCAGCCGCATCTCAGGGGGGCGGTCTTGGCATCTTGGGTGACTTCATGTTTGGTGAGGTCAACCGCATGGGGGCCGGGCCGGTTACGTCGCTAATGGGGCCAGCAGCATCGAACGCTGACAGCATTATCACGCTGCTCCAGCAGACCACGAGAGGGGATGCAGATTTGGGTGACTGGTATCGCACGGCACTTGACAATACGCCATTCCTCAACGTGTTCTGGCTTCGTACGGCGATGAATGGTTTAATATTGAACCGGATACAAGATGCCCTTGACCCAGGCTCTCTTGAGCGTTATCAGCGCCGTGTTGAGCGTGAGCAGGGGAACGACTTTCTGATCCCACCATCGCAGTTCATGCTAGGTAAATAATAATGAAGGCAATTATATTTTTTGTTTCAATATTGATGTCTGCATTTTCTTTTGCAGGGCAAAATGTTAAATGCGAACTTCAATACTTTGGAGATAGCGATAAATTTAAGGTAACTCAGTTTTCTTTTATGGGGATTCCATCTGATTCATACCTTTATACCTGTGCCGACTGTGGGGGCATCCAGATAAACGTGTTCCCATCTATTCAGACTGTTGCTTCCTACTCATTTGAAAACAACATTGATTTCGAAAGGAAAATCAATGCTGAATACAACAGAAAAGACATAGCTAAACTTGAGATGGAAAACGTTACTCAAGGCGGGAGAATAAAATATTCAATCACCGATACTGGTTTGGCAGAGTTTTACCCAGAGGGCAAAAAGATAAGCTACCTCTACTTTTTAGCCAAGCAACAAAATGGTAAAGAACAAGTAGGTTATTCAGGATTTGTTACCTCTAACGGGGATAAGTCATGCTCAATTATTGCGACATATCCAGGAAAAGAAATTTCTTTTCTGGGAAGTAAATCTTTAAGCTACTTTATGAATCATATATCAATGTAGCGTGACATGTCACAGGCCGCTTTCGCGGCCTTGTTTTTAACGAATGCCACCGCCGCCCGGGCGGGAATCCGCAGAACGCCCACCGCAGCGGGAGCCGTCAGCGGCAGTATCGCTGTCGTGCTGACAACGACCGGCAAAGGCCTGAGTTGAAGCTACCAGAGACAACAAAACGAACAGTGCAGCAAATGCTTTTTTCATTGTGAAATTTCCATCTATAAGCCACCTCAATGTGGCGTCAATGAGTGTAGCACTGACTTTTGTTTCGTCCACAAAAAAGCCCGCAGCGCGGGCTTATTCTTCTTCTTCATCATTAAAAAGCGGATTGTTGTTTCCATCTGATGAAAGGAAAGGTATGTGTTCTCTTGAAAATCCAACAATGACAATTTCATTATCATTTTTTGCATAATGAATGCATTCATTAGAATGCATTCCGCCAGGGTTGAAATTTAAGTTAATGGTATAATTCTTAAATGTGTTTGGATACCATGTTGGCCCACAATGATAATGCCAATAATTCTCTTGCTCATAATTGTCTGAGCCGGGAATTTTATCATGGTTATCATCAACCCACGATGGCTTGTTTTTTCCAACAAGCGCCCTTCCATTGGCAACATCCTCTAAAAACCTTTGTATGATTTTTATTTCATCATCAGTAAGGAAAGGTCCGTCTACAGCGAAAGGGGTGTTGCTTTCCCCATGTAGAAAACTATTAGATATTCTAATGTTAAACTTCAAGGAAAACTCCTGATGTGCTTCTATTTGGAGCGAAATGCCGCCTTGAAGTCGCTAAAAGATGTTCCTGTCTGGTAAACCATATCCTTGTCGCGCTCTTTGCTTGCGCGACCAAGCATAACTTTTCCAATGACATCCCAGCATTGCTTGGCTTGTTCATTGTGCTGAGTACGATTTTTCAACGCTGTCATATCGCGCCTCCTTTACCTTTAAGGTAATATTACGCGAATCTACATCACATCGCCAATGATTATTTTAAAGGCACATCCCTGTGCCGCCGCCCGTCAGAAGAACCCTGCTTTGTCGCTGATGTACTCCGCGTGCGTCTGGATATCACGCAGGCATTTGCTCACACCGACGATGTAGCAGAACATGGTGGTCAGCTCCGCCGCCGCGCCCGATACGTCATGCCCGTCGTCCTGTAACTGGTTCAGCAGATTCATCAGCAGTGAGTTCTCCGTCAGGCCAAGAACACCAGACGGCGAATGAATCAGGCTGCGGTAGCCGGGCTTCAGTGGGGCGCTGTAGGTTTTGTTCTCTACCTTCATTGCCTGCATCACTGCTGATGCTGTGGCGCTGGCTACCTGGTCGGCAACCATCTTTATGCGTTCTTCCTGCGGGAGCGAGTTTTTAATGTAACTTCCGGTGCGACGGATCTGAGGAAGAACATCACCTGTAACCCATTTGCGAAAGCGGTAGGGGATAGTGCCTGGTGTCACTGCGTCGCGGCAGCGGAGGATCAGTGTGTAGAGGCCTGACTCGGAGATGATGATCGATTCTTGCTCACCGCCAGGGGTGTCGGTTGAAGCGACGCCCTTCTCATCATCATCAAGTTTTCGAACAGCATCTCGATGGTTTGCTATGCCTATAGCCCGACAAACATCTGAAGCGATAAACCATGGCTCACCATTAATGACGATTACCCGTATATCGGCTTGGGATTCGAAAGAAAAAATGGACGTGCTTTTTGTAGCTGTCATAGTGGTTACCTTTTAGTCTGGTTAATCACCACTACCGACGCCAATCGGTTGGTGGTGAACTGTGCAGGGTTGGCGTAACCGGCTAAAAGGACCCGGCGCACCTTTCGGTGCCCCCACACAGCCCACCATAATACGAATGTGGCCGTGCTATACGCATAAAAAAACCGCTTGCGCGGTGAATGCGCCTTTTAGTAATCCGGGACGCCAATCCCGGCACTGGATTTTGCCAGTGCTCGATTACTATGGCACAAGAGGAGTGCGTTGTAAATTTACCGCAAAGGTAAATATAAGCACTCCATTTGGTGATTGCAAACCTTATCTGGTTTGTTTTCGTAATTGTTCGGCACAATAGTCGAGATGTGTTTGCAGATCCTGCATAGACATCTGTGAGCTGGTGACGTAGTTAATCAGTGCAGTCAGTTCGGCAAGTGGGCCATCGACATTAAATCCATCCTTATCGAGATCCCGGAGTAATTTCATCAAGTGCGATCCCTCCACCAGTGACCTGACGCCTCCCGGCGTGTGAATCCTTTCGGTAAATCCCTCTTCCAGTGGATAGTGATACTGCTGCATCTTAATCTTCTCCATGCAATAACTGTATATTTATACAGTAGCAAATAATTTGTTTGCTATCCAGCACGTTTTGCAAATTACCTGAAAGGTAATATCTATTCATATTCACAGTCTTTCTATCCATATATGGTTTTTTGGGTAATAGAATAACCAGATATGCGGCGCAACGGGTGCTGCGACTATCTGGAGATTTAACATGACGGTCTCAACCGAAGTTGACCACAACGAATACACAGGTAACGGCGTTACGACATCATTTCCGTATACCTTCCGTATTTTCAAAAAATCCGACCTGGTTGTTCAGGTGTCTGACCTTAACGGTAACGTTACAAAACTAGTGCTGGATGCTGGTTATACGGTAACAGGGGCGGGAACTTATAGTGGCGGTGCAGTGGTTCTTCCGTCGCCGCTTGCTGCTGGCTGGCGAATCACGATAGAGCGTGTGCTTGATGTGGTGCAGGAGACTGATCTTCGCAATCAGGGAAAATTTTTCCCCGAAGTTCATGAGGATGCATTTGACTACCTGACGATGCTGATCCAGCGATGTTTTGGGTGGTTCAGACGTGCATTGATGAAACCATCTTTGCTTGCAAAATATTACGATGCAAAGCAAAACAGAATATCTAACCTTGCCGATCCATCACTTGAGCAGGACGCTGTAAATAATCGCTCAATGCGTAATTATGTCGATGCTGCAATCGCCGGAGTTATTGGTGGTTTTGGTTGGTTTATTCAGTATGGTTCTGGAGCGGTATACAGAACGTTCCAGGATAAGATGCGTGATGGTGTCAGCATTAAGGATTTTGGAGCTCAAAATGGAATCTTAAATGATAACAAGGATGCTTTTACAAAATCATTACATTCGTTTAGCAGTGTTTTTGTTCCGGAAGGGGTATTCAATACATCTTTAGTTTCTCTTTCACGTTGTGGCTTGTACGGAACAGGTGGGGGAACGATAAAACAGTATGACAGAGATGGTAATCATCTGGTTTTTAACATGCCCGATGGTGGCATGCTTAGTACGCTAACAATTATGGGAAATAAATCAGATGATAGTGTGCAGGGACACCAGGTGTCATTTTCAGGTGGCCATGATGTATCGGTTAAAAATATCAGATTTACAAATACGCGAGGAACAGGATTTAGCTTGATCGCTTATCCGAATAATGGTATTCCGTCAGGTTACATTGTTAGAGATATAAGAGGAGAGTATTTAGGGTTCGCAAATAATAAAAAAGCAGGTTGTGTGCTTTTTGATTCATCGCAAAATACGCTAATTGATGGTGTGATAGCCAGAAATTATCCTCAGTTTGGTGCAGTGGAACTTAAAACAGCAGCAAAATATAACATTGTCAGCAATGTTATTGGTGAAGAGTGTCAGCACGTTGTTTACAATGGAACTGAGACGGAAACTGCCCCAACGAATAATATCATTAGCAGTGTAATGGCTAACAACCCAAAATACGCCGCAGTAGTTGTTGGCAAGGGGACTGGTAACCTGATTTCGAATGTGCTGGTTGATTACTCTGAATCGGACGCAAAGCAGGCGCACGGAGTCACCGTTCAGGGAAATAATAATATTGCCAGTAATATTCTAATGACTGGGTGTGATGGGAAAAATGAATCAGGAGATCTGCAGACATCTACAACCATTCGTTTCTTAGATGCTGCACGCAGTAATTATGCGTCAATATTCCCCATGTATAGTTCTTCCGGCGTGGTTACCTTCGAGGAAGGGTGTATCAGGAACTTTGTTGAAATTAAACATCCGGGTGACAGAAATAATATTCTGAGTTCTGCATCAGCGGTGACTGGTATTTCCAGTATAGACGGCACTACAAATAGCAATGTTGTTCACGTCCCTGCGCTTGGTCAGTACGTTGGGACTATGTCAGGGCGTTTTGAATGGTGGGTTAAATATTTTAACCTTGCTAACCAGACGCTTGTTTCTGCAGATAAATTCAGAATGCTTGCTGAAGGCGATGTATCTCTGGCTGTGGGAGGCGGTATAAGTTCGCAATTGAAATTATTCAATAGTGATAATACTAAAGGCACTATGTCGCTAATAAATGGAAATATTCGAATATCTACTGGAAATTCAGAATATATACAGTTTTCTGATTCAGCCATGACACCATCGACAACGAATACTTATTCTCTTGGGTTGGCTGGTCGTGCATGGTCGGGGGGATTTACCCAGTCAGCGTTTACGGTGCTGTCCGATGCGCGTTTCAAGACTGCTCCAGAGGTTATTGATGAGAAAATACTGGACGCATGGGAAAGAGTGGAATGGGTTTCATACCAGTACCTTGACAGGATCGAAGTGAAAGGTAAAGACGGAGCAAGATGGCACTTTGGTGCAGTTGCGCAGCATGTTATCAGTGTATTTCAGAATGAAGGCATAGATGTGTCACGACTGGCATTTATCTGTTATGACAAGTGGAATGAGACCCCGGCAGAATACAGGGATGTGACGGAAGAAGAGCATTCTGCAGGAGTTTACCCACTTATACAGACAAAGGTTCTGGTACGCGAAGCCGTCGAGGCTGGTGAATGTTACGGTATCCGTTATGAAGAGGCTCTGATTCTGGAATCTGCGATGATGAGACGCAGGGTTAAAAAGCTGGAAGAGCAAGTTTTGCAATTAACAGGGAATTGAACCGTAAATGGTGTGTTGTTGCGCGGTATACTTTTCCTGAAGCAGGGTGTTTGCAAATAAACGGGTTTCGTTATGTCATTCCAACTAACCAATGAAACTTCAAATCAGTGGCTTAGTGTTAGTTCTCTTGCTGCGGTTATTGCAGGTGTCCCTCCGGAGGTTGCTTTAGGGGCTTTGGCTGGGGCGGTAATTTTTGTTACCTCTGCAGTAGAGTACCCCATCCGTCGCCGGGTGCTCCTGTCGATGCTCAGCTTTCTTTGCGGCCTTCTCTTTTACAAACCAGCAGCATCAATTCTTATCGGCATAGCCAGCCTGATCCCTACCATCACGCAGGACTCTTTTGAAAAAGGGATTGTTTTCTCTGCAGGCGCATTCGTGTCAGCAATTGTCGCTGTGCGTATTGGTATATGGCTCTATCACCGTTCCGATAATCCACGCGAGTTAATTCCGGGGAGAAAAGACGATGGTAACGCATGAGTTTTTTTTGCTTATCACCAATGCAGTTATTTGCACTGGCATAGCAATTCGCGTTGTCACATTCCGGCGTAACGGCTCTCAACATCGAAGGTGGGGAGGATGGCTTGCTTATTTCCTGATTGTTGCTGCGGCCAGTATTCCTGTTCGAGTCGCCTATGCAATCTGGTTACGCACGCCAATGGCTGTGGATTTATCTGAGGTCATTATCAACGCTGTCATGCTTGCTGCGGTTCTTAAAACTCGCGGTAACGTCGTTCAGATTTTCAAGATAACGAGGTCTAAACATGGAGATTAAACAATTCCAGCGAGCTGCTGGTATTAGCGAGGCGCTGGCCGCACGCTGGTTCTCGCATATAACTTCTGCGATGAAAGAGTTTGGTATCAGCAAAGCAGAAGATCAGGCAATGTTTATTGCTCAAGTCGGGCATGAGTCTGGGGGCTTCACCAGGTTGCAGGAGAATTTCAACTACAGTGTCAGCGGACTGGCTAACTTCGTTCGGGCTGGGCGTCTCACTCAGGGGCAGGCTAATGCACTGGGGCGCCGTGCTGGTGAACCACCATTGCCACTTGAGCGCCAGCGCGCGATCGCAAATCTGGTATACAGCAAACGCATGGGGAACAATGCCCCTGGTGATGGCTGGAATTACCGAGGGCGCGGACTTATCCAGATTACCGGTTTGAATAACTATCGTGATTGCGGAAACGGTCTGAAGGTTGACCTGCTGGAGAGCCCTGAACTGCTGGCGCAGGACGAATATGCGGCTCGTAGCGCGGCGTGGTTCTTCGCCAGCAAAGGATGCATGAAGTATACCGGCGATATTGCACGTGTAACTCTGATTATCAATGGTGGCCGGAACGGCATCGACGACCGGCGCGCGCGGTACATCGCTGCCAGTAAGGTGCTGGCGGTATGATCTGGGCATTCGTAAAAGCATACCGGAAACAGTTGATTATCATGGCGGTGCTTGCTGTTCTGGTCATATCAGGAGTTGCTGCCTGGAGTGTACACGGCAGTCGTCAGTACGACGCCGGGTATGCGCAGGCGAAAGAAGACCGCAAAACCGAAGATGAGAGAATTCGTCAGCACTACGAACAGGAGAAAGCGATCAATGAACGTGAAGCGCAGCAGAGGATCGACCAGGCGCGCAATGATGCTCTTGATGCTGCCGCTCGCGCTGGCCGGTTGCAGCAACAGCTCGTTGCCATCCGTGAGCAGCTCAGGCAGTATAACGCCATTGTCGGCGCTGGGACGTCAGCCGCAGACACCGGAGTTTTGCTTGCCGACGTGCTCAGTAAATCTCTCGAGAGAAACAGACAACTGGCAGAGTATGCTGACCGGGCAGCCGAAGCCGGAAGAGTCTGTGAAAAACAGTACGACACCCTGACCAGATAGCATGGCATTTTTCATGGTACTGATTTCCGGTGACGGTATATAAAACGGTACGAGGAAAATTGAGTTTTGGAAAAATGTTATCACTCAATTGGTTATGGTATCCGTAAATAATTGAGTGGGAATGATTAACAGCTAACTCATAGCAAATCATTCCTATTCAGATGCCAACTCAACCCTCTGTTTTTGCAGAGGGTTTTTGTTTTTACGTATTCATTTCTATTCACTCTACACCATATTTTTCGGCGGTACAGGTGACGGTATTACCTTAAAGGTATACTCTCATACCGTCATGAAAATGGTTTCTATACGGGTGAATTGTGCTTACCGATACAAAATTAAAAAACCTCAAGCCACAGGACAAACTGTACAAAGTTTCCGATCGTGACGGGCTGTATGTAGCTGTGCTTACGTCAGGTACGGTCTCGTTTCGCTATGACTACCGTATCAACGGTCGCCGCGAAACACTGGTAATCGGGCAGTATGGGCGTGACGGTATCAGCCTGGCAGAAGCGCGAGAAGAACTGATTGCTGCAAAGAAGCTGCTTAAAGCAGGCCAGTCGCCGGCTGCGGCTAAACGTGACGGTATCAAAAAGATTCGTGGTGCCGAGACGTTTGCGGTACATACCGACAGTTATATGAAACACGTCATCCTGGCTGAAAGTACCCGCGCAATGAAGCAGGCGGTGATCGACCGTGACATACTTCCGGTTCTTGGCAACAAAATGATGGCTGAAATTACCACATCGATGGTTCGTGATTTGTGTGACCGGATTGTCGAACGCGGTGGTCGGGCAACAGCAGTACAGGCCAGGGAGATCATCAGCAGCGTATACCGTCACGCCAATGACCGTGGTCATGGTTTGTTTAATCCTGCTGCTGACATTAAACCTTCGTCTATCGCCATATTTAAACCACGAGAGCGAACACTGACACCAGAAGAAATTGGTCTGTTCTTCCGCACGCTGGATGCCATTGGTGCTATGGGCACTATGAAAATGGCTTTAAAGCTGGTGCTTATCACTATGGTTCGTAAAGGCGAATTCACCAATGCAACGTGGGATGAAATAGATTTTAAAAAATGGACATGGACAATTCCTTCAGGCCGCATGAAGGGAAGCCGGGCGCACGTTATTTACCTGCCTAAACAAGCACAGGATATATTGGTTGGGTTGCAGATGTGCGCTGGTGGAAGTGAATACCTGGTTCCTGGTCGTTACAATTTCCGGAAGCCATTATCTAATGCCGCGTTGAACTCTCTGATCGACAGAACGGTGAAAATAATAAATGAAGATGGTGAGCATATTCAGGACTTCACCGTACACGATATGCGCCGTACAGCCAGTACGTTGTTGCATGAGGCTGGTTATCCTTCAGACTGGATTGAAAAGGCTCTGGCACATGAGCAGAAAGGTGTGCGCGCCGTATATAACAAAGCGGAATACGCCAGACAGCGCGCCTACATGTTGCAGCAGTGGGCAGATATGATTGATTCCTGGATTGACGGGGAGCATACGGATCTGATTCCGTTCTCCCCGTCGAAGTTTGAGAAGTGGATGGAAGACAGTAATAAATAATTCTATCCTTCCTGGACTTTGATAAGCGTCAGATTTCCGCAGAACACTGCGCCGGTGTCGATGTACATCTGGTTTGCATACACCAGTGGGTGATGTGCTGGCGTATGACCGAAGATGAACAAATCGGCACCGGTTATCTCCGAGACAATACCGTCCTGCGCGTCGCTAACCCGCTCACGATTCCATATCACCATTTCTTCTGGTACTTGCTTATCGAATGCGTATTCGTTGTGCGGGTAGTCTGCGTGACAGATGACGACCTTCTTATTGCCGGTAACCAGTTCGATAATCATCGGGAGGTTGGCAATCTTTGGCAGAAGGTATTTGATTTGCACATCCTGCTCAGAATCAAGTTGGTGCCACCATCCACCGCCGTTTGACATCCAATGTCCGAAACTTCCGCCGTTGACCAGTGCATCCAGCATCATCTGCTCATGGTTGCCACGAACAGCTCGGAACCACGGCATAGTAATCAAATCCAGGCATTCGAGGTTTTCAGCGCCGCGGTCAACAAGGTCACCAACGGAAATAAGTAAATCGCGCGCCGGGTCGAATGAAACTTTGTCGAGTTCGTTCATCAGCAGCGTGTAGCACCCATGCAGATCGCCGACGACGAAGATATTGCACCAGTCAGCGCCATTGATGCGTTGATATAGGCTCATGCTGCACGCTCCCGCCCCTGGTTGTCTATTGGTGACAGCGGAGCATTGCTGAATGCATTTGTTAATCCGCCAATATCCAACGCGTATCCAGGGTGTAGTTGCACTGCCGGGTCTTCGCACTGATTACCCCAAACATCAAAGCCATGAGACGTCTGGCGGGCGAACAGTTCAATGCGAGAAACATCGCCTAATAATTGCACAAGTTTTTCACGAACGATATCTGGCTTTCTTGAATGCTCAAGCCGCGGTGCGGTAAATGACTGAACGATCCCTGCATTAATGCGCGTAGGTAGTTTTCCCTTTACCGCAAACAGGCAATCTTCACTATTGGCGCGAGTCATGTGTCCCATACCCATAACCAGTTTATCTGGTTGTCGACTACCACATTTTATCCACGTGAAGCCCTTCATCGTCATCAGACGAAATCCCCAGGCTTCAACAACTTTTAGTGCTTCGAGTGGTTGTGTTGGCACCCACCACATGGCCAACAGACAGTTTTCACCGGCCAAATCCCACACAGGAAGGCGGCAGATATCCAGCACACTCATAACCGGATATTTAAAACCGGCACCGCGATTACCATCTGTGGCTTTGTCCCGGTATGCCCAGGGTGGATCTGCATAGATTAGTGTGTATTTCTTAGTCATAAACCACCCCACAACATCCTATGCCGCTATAGTCGCCACGGCGAAGTCCGTTACCTTTTGTGATACATTGGTCCCTGAGAATCGCGATCCTTGCACGTTCAACATCACCAGAAGCAACATCCATACACTGAAGCCAAAGGTGGGCGGCAATGCGGAACTGCCCTTTTTTCTCTCTTTCAATCGCGCGTTTTTCGATCTCTATCGCCGCAGGAGTAACGGCAACAACCTTTGAAGGGCTGCGCATTGAAACCTTGTTCATGTGATATTTTTCAAGTCGGCTTAACTTTCTCACTTAATCCAACCCTCTCTGAAAATTAATGCCAGCAGATAAAGCCATGCTGAAACAGAGGCCAGGAATAAGTACCATCCTGACCATTTGCTCCAGTGCCTTAGCAGCACACTCATGCCGCGTTGCTCACAGGACGATATACACGTTGCTGAACAGGAGGCTTTTTACCCTGGAACTCTGCCGGGCTTGCTGCCTGACGTTCATCAAGCCAACGCTCAACTTCATCACGGTTCCATGCGCAGCGTTTATCGGTGATATACCAGCGTTTAGGAAATTCCCCTGCGCGCTCCATACGGTCGATAGTGCTCCATGACAGTGGCACCACCGCCAGGAGTTCTTTCTTACCTAATGCACCTTTCATGAATACCTCTCTTGGTTGCAGTGCGGCGCACGTGGCGCCGCGGTGGTGGTTACTCGAATTCTGGACGCATATCGTTAAGCGTCATCATGAATTTTTGGTGATATTCATCACCGAGCTTTTCAGCCATGGTGTTAATTTCATTTTCAGCGCGCTTGAACATCGTTTTTGCATCTTCAGCAGATGGATCCAGGCTATTAAGTATCGCGATGATATATTCTCGAGCTTCTTCTCGTTCTGAATCTGAAATTGGCGACAGGTGTTGACGCTCATCGTCAACTACGGAATATTCACCAGTGATAACAGCTGCGTTATCTTGGCTAAGTCCAGCTTCAGCGCGCTCATCCATAACAACAGCCTTCTGCATTTCAATAGAAACAGGAAGATATTTGAACAGTCGGCGAATTACTGTTTTTTTAGCCATCTCATCGAAGTGATCAACCCATGGGCCACTGCTACCGGCTTTGCTCAGTGCACGAACTTTCTCAACGTCTGCCCGGCTCATAACTTCAAATTGGACTCCGCCATCTTTCAGTCGTGCAACGGCGTAAACGTGCGTTAATTCTCCGCGGTCACCTGTTTCGCAAGGTAAATGCTCGAGCGTTTCTTCCAGGCCGTATGAGTAGCTGAATTTGTCGTTTGTATGTACGGTACGAGCCGAGATACTCAGGATCTGCCCAGAGCGGCGGGCAAGGTCAATCATTCCGCGATAGCCGATAATCAGCTGTGCTTCTGTAGATACGGTTTCCCATCTTCCATTTACTTTCTGGCGTTTGTCGAACGGTATCAGGTAAGCGTGTCCAAGAGCTCCGCCTGGTTCAAGACCCAATTGGGCACATTGCATAATTGCCCCCAGGAAGCTGGCTTGGTCGCATGATGCAAGTTTTGGAACCTTTCTGATCTCTGTGGTTGCTATGCGCGCCAGACGGTCTGCTGTCATGTGCTTTGGAAGTGCCAAAGCCATCTGAGCTTTAATTTTTGGGTCTGCCAGAAGTCCGGCCAGAGTTGTTGGTTTCTCATTATGATGTGCAACTTGGTTACCGGTAGCCGCTGCCTTAAGTGCATTGATAGACATTTTTTCTCCTTACTTCATTCTGAAGACGCGTTGTGTCGTTGTTGTTTTGAATTTTTCGAATAACTCAGGGTGTACTGACTGGAATAGCTTCTGGTCGAATCTGTTGCTGATCTGAGATTTCCATGTGCAGAGCGGCTTTCCGTCCAGGGTCAGGACTGAGTGCTCTTGCATGTACATCTTCAGCTTCTCTTCTGATATAGCTATTTCTTCTTCCAGTGATTTTCTGCGTGATTTCATGTCTCGTAGATCGTTGAATAGTGCGAGTGCCTTTCCGTCAGCCTCGATACTTGTCCCGGCATCTTTCTCAAACATCAGCGATACATCGCTTACGCTGGTAGCTTCCGGCGGGTTAAGATTTTTCACTCGGTCCCAGAAAGCGATTTCTTTTTCTAAGATCGCCTGGATAGTTTCTTCATCACGCTCAACCCGATAGATTCGGAAGTCGTCGCCACCGATAAGCACACCGAAAACGCATACCTGTTTGTTTGTAACCATCAACCCGTGCATGGCCTGGGCCGTGTAATGCACAGGAATTGCATCTGTCTGGATTTCTCCCCATTCTTTGGCTTTGAACGGACTAACTGTTTTGATCTCAATGTTCTCGCCTGACGCTGCTTCTGCATCGATCTCAGCTGCAATAAAATCGTAATCACGGTGGATATAGCGGTTTCCGCGATGAACGATTTCCATCCCTGTTTCCTCAGAAAGCAGGTCTATTACGTATGGCTCCATACGCTGGCCACGCGTGAAAACTTTCTGCTTGCTTGGGTCTACTGGTTTGACACGTGGCTGTACCTTATCCAGATAAACCTCAAGCGGGGTGCGCCATGGGCTAATTCCAAGAATCCCTGCAACATCGCTTCCTCCGATGTATTTTGTTCTATCCATGATTCCAGCGTTCCGCATCATGCCGCGTCCCTCTGCCCATCAAGCTGATCCGCCAGATCCCAGCGCGCTATAATTGCCATTGCCTCGCGCCGGTAGGCATCCATCAGTTCTTCGAACTCAGGGCTGTCTTTAGCAGCCTCCAGCACTTCCTGACGAACGCCTTTGCCTGTTACAACGTCGAAAGTTGAGGACAGTTGATGAAGTCGGATGCTCTCAATCAGTTCAACTTGTCGGTCATATAGCTGTTCTGACAGGGGGTAGTCCTTGTCGAATGCCAGCATGATTTTTTGAAGATTTTTCTGCTGATTAACGTTCATTATCAGCCCTCCCATATCTCGTTATCGTTGGCTACATCGCGAGCTTCTTTGCTGACGAAAGCCCACTTAATGCCTTCCTGTAAGGTGCGGAACTTCCAGCTCATGAATCCGCATGCAGTAACGCAGTACCAACCGTTGATGATTTTCCACTGCATAACTTGTTACCTCGGTCTGTTACCGTTGAGGTAATAATTATGCGTATCTGGTTTGATGTCAATAGATATGAGTTAAAAAAATTACCCATAAGGTAATCGTATAGGCAATAAAAAAGCCGCCATGAGGCGGCTTACTTACTGAAAAATATGATTTTATTGTTTTCTTTTTTCGTTCTGGTTGATGACAAATTCAATGTAACTTTCGATCTTTGCCTTCTCTGTTTCAGGTAACAATGCGTAGCGCGAGCGATCATAGTTGATAGTCGCAGGGTCGTGCGGGTGAATCAGTAATTCATAGCCGTGACGCCCGAATGCGGATGCAACATTCTCCAGGGTGGAAATGGAAACGCTGACTTCATTGTTTAACAGGCGGCTGATTGTCACCTGGGCGACGCCGGATGCGCGGTGTAGTTTTCCCTGCGTTGAAAGGTCGCGGCTTTCGCTCATCCAGCGTTCCAGGTTGTGAGCCGCCAGCTGACCAATGTCGCTTGGGCCGACAGGCTGAAAACCTTCCTGAGAAAGCGAGCGATCGATATCAAGCCAGTTACGGGGTTTATTGGCGGCAGCTTCAATTTTTCGCGCAACCTGGTCGCCGATAACCTTCTTTCCAAGAGCCCAGCGGTTTACCAGATTTGCCTGAGTTCCAAGTTTTTCTGCCATCCGCGTCTGAACACCATTGAATTCACGGTCGATCAAGTCGTTGAGATTTTGCCTGCGGACGTCCTGGATACTTTTCATTTTCTGGAAAATCGCCTCATATATGAATCAGTAGATGATTCAATTTAAAGCAATATTACCCAACAGGTAAATGCACCTCATAGGTAACTATCCTTGATTTTTGTTACCTTATGGGTGAATATTTATTATCTGAAATAAATATCAGGCAATAGCTATGAGCGATAACGGACATTTCGATTTCAAAAAGCACTGGCTTGCACTTACTCCGGATGAGCGTGAAGCCTTCGCACAGGAAGCCGGAACGACGAGTCACTATATCCAGACTCACTTAACAGGTAAGCGCAAAATGCCAGGTAAGGTATTGATGAATGGGCTTTTTAAAGCCTGTAAAACAAGACAATGGCTGCGCTCAAAAGCGGAACTGGCATACTTCTTCTACTCATGATATCTGGCAACAACCCTCTGTAGACCGCCATCCGGCGGTCTTTTCATATCTATTCGTACCTCAAAGGTAATAAAAAACCAAATCTGGTTGATCTTTTTTTTGTGTCAGCACAAAATAACCGTAATCCCAATACTAATAACAGGGCTTACCATGGAAATCATTACACGTATTGATGCCGCAAAGCGCGGACTTAAACGCTACTACACCGGAAAACCATGTAAGCACGGACATGACAGTGAACGCTGGGTTTACAACGGACACTGTGTTGAGTGCACCATGGAGTCAAACCGTCGCATCAGGGCAGAGATTAAGCAGATCATGATTAATTCCTCCCCACAACATTCAAGCTGATAGCGGAGATTAATCATGAGCAGACATGCAACAGATTGGGCTTGGGAGACAGATCCAGGTAGCTCATCATTAAAGCTCATACTGCTCTCGATGGCTGACAGAGCCGATGAATATAACCTCTGCTACCCCAGCATAGAACGCCTCGTTAAAGACACTTGCCTGAATAAAAAAACCGTGCAGGCCGGGCTTATATCGCTCATGAAAATGGGGATTATTTCAGATACCGGAGAGAGAAAGGGAGCGACAAAAAGAGTGCGGGTTTTCTCTCTTAATATAACCAAAAACGGGAACATTAAAGGCAACCGGGAGGGGGGCAATGAACCCGAAAACGGGAATATACCCGAAAACGGGAATATACCCAAAAACGGGATGTTGAATGATCCCAAAAACGGGATGTTGAATGATCCCAAAAACGGGATCCAGAACCAGTCATATAACCAGTCATTTAACCAAGAGAGGGAGAGCAGGACAAAAAGCGGGGATTCTGTGCCTCATGACCCCGGAGCAAACAACGCCGTGATGAATAACTTTGTTCCTCCTGGTGGGCCAGGGCAATTAGGCAAATTTGTCATGCATGAACAATGGCAGCCATCAGATGACTTTCTTCGGAAAAGCTCATTGCAGGGGATCTACCTGGACAGTCTGCCAACGGCACAGGAACTTGCAGAGTTCAGAATTTACTGGATGGCTGAGGGTAAGGCATACCATCAGGCACAGTGGGAGCAGAAGCTGGCAAGGCGGCTGCAGATTAGCAGACAGAAGCAATCAACATTACCTGATAACAACGTTCCGCACTGGAACAGCCCTGAAGCATGGGAGGATTTCTTGTGAACAACGTTTTTACCGCGATACAAAACCGTGACGGAGAAGCCCTTTCTCGCATGTCAGGTTATGAGCATCAGTACGTCAACAATGACAATGTGGTGAACATGTCAGCAGAGAGGCTTGTTGATGCCCTTTTTAAACAGCTGAAACAACTGTTTCCGGCGGCAGTGGTAACCAACCTGAAGACGCCAGAGCAGGAAGTTGCTGCAAAACAGCAGTGGATTGCTGCGTTTGCCGAAGGGGGGATCCGAACCCGTGAACAGGTTTCTGCTGGTATGCGCCACGCCCGCGCCAGTGAATCTCCGTTCTGGCCGTCTCCAGGGCAATTTATCAAGTGGTGCAAAGACAGCAAGATGGTTCTTGGCGTCACCATTGACGATGTGATGGCGGAGTTTCACCGGTACAGCAAGGAAAAAAGTTTATATCCTGGTGGTCCCGAAAGATTCCCGTGGCGACATCCGGTTATGTACTGGGTCGTATGTGATACCCGCCGTGCAATGTATCAGCGCCAGCTTAGCGAGATTGAGGTTGAGAAACACGCACGCAGGCTGCTCGATGATTGGGCGAAAAAGGTGGCTTCCGGACAGCAGATACCCGATCCGGTGATCAGCATACAGGCAAAGCCAGAGCCCATGAGTACGCCTCCGGACACAGGGAGAGACGTTTACCATCCACCAGGGCGAAGTTTCGGGTGCATGCCTAACGCCGCCACCCTTGGGGGAATAACACCGGCGCAGTGGCTGATGGAGGAATACAGGCGGGGAAAGGCGGCAGGATTTATCAAGTAATACCAGCGCGATAGCGCATTTTTTTACGCCTCGACAATTACCTGTTAGGTAATAAAATATTCTAAAATCTATTGATTTCGTGTCTTATGTGGTTTTTAATTACCTCAGAGGTAAATCATGAGAAAACAGATACAGGCTCTTGGTCGACTCAAAACAGGTCAGATGAACAAAACAGAATCTGCGTATTGCCAGCACCTTGAGCTGCGTAAACGTGCAGGAGAAATCGTCTGGTATCGATTTGAGGGTATCAAGCTGCGGTTAGCTGACAACACGTTCTATACGCCCGATTTTGCTGTGATGCTCGCCACCGGCGAGATGGAACTGCACGAAGTGAAAGGTTTCTGGACCGACGACGCCAGGGTGAAAACCAAAGTCGCCGCAGATCAGTATCCGTTCCGAATCATCGGGGTAACGGTTAAACCAAAGAAAGCAGGTGGTGGCTGGAATATCGAAGAGTTCTGAATCGACGATCTTTTTAGTTATCAATGTTATCAATAAGTTATGTGGATAAGCGAGGGTAAAGATGGAAAGTAATATCAAAGGGTTAGTTGCCGCCGGGCATGAGATGGCTTCGGAACTGAAAGCAGAATGTGGTGCCGTTGATATGCGCAGTGTGGCAAAGTCCCTTGAGCGTGATGCTGAATACACGATGCGAAAAGGTCTGCTGATATACAAAATCTGGAATGAGAGTTTAACTCGCGGTCCTGATTTTGTGATGTTGCGTTCCGGTGAATTTTCTAAATTACCAGTTCGGGTTTCATTTTGTCCGTTCTGTGGTGAAAGTCTGAAAACGTGGGAGAACAGAAATGAATGAAATTAAAGAAATACCAGTAGTACGTGATGAATATGGCTACTGGACGCATCCTGAATATGAAAAATTCTGTGACGGTCGGGAATATATTTCAACGGAAGAGTTTAACGCCTGGATGGAGGAAAATAATCTTCAATACGTCCTCTGCTTCAGAGATGAAGGATGTGCTGACCTTGATGCGTGTGATGCTGATATTTCTGCATGGGAACCGGAACGACCAGAGGGCAATGGATGGTTTATTGGTTCAATACATGACACCGAAGATGGCCCGGTTTGTGTATGGCTGAGAAATAAGGCCGAAGCATAAAGGCTATAAACCGACTAACAACTAAATACTGAAGATTTAAATCAGAAACGATTTTTATTAAATCCTTAACCGGAGGGATTCCTGCACCCTCAGAACATCAGGAGGCCGTCCGAAAGGGCGGTAGTGAAATGCGAAAATTCAAAATAATTATTGAAACGGGAATAGCCGGTGGAGATTTCGAGGATGAATTCGAAGTGGATGATGATGCAACACCAGATGAAATACAGGATGAAGCTAAAGATATTTTCTTTAACTACTGCAATTACTCATACCACGAAATAAAAGACGAAGAGGAAGAACAAAATGGCTGATTTTGGTTCAACTAAATATAACGCCAGTTTTGAAGAATGGCATGAACTGTTAATGGATTATGCAGAGTTACGCGGTGGAAGTGCCGCTGATGCTGAAGCATGGCGTGATGATTATGAAGCAGGGAAAACATGACACCAATTTCAAAACAACCTTCAGACGTATTAACGTTTGGTAATAACGTTTTCATTATCGCGCCCTCAACAATGAGTTTTGTGATGCGGTGCCTGGTGCCTCCAGGTGACGTTAACCAGTTAACAATTAACGCCGGATACAGAGAATCCACCCATAACACTGTTTTTGGTTTTAACTGTTCCGCGTGCGCTCAGCCGCATTCACCACATCACAAAATTCACTTTAAAAAGGGCGGCAGAGCAGTCACGGAGTAAAACTGATACCGCCAAACGTCACCAGAAAATTGATAACAGAGGGCGTTGCAGCGGGGTTGTCACTTAAGCGTATGGTCAACCTGACAACCCGGTGTCCTCAACGGGGAAGGAATAACCCCGCCATACTTACCGCCGCGCCATTTCGCGTAGTGCCACAACCGGAAGCGCACGGTCGACGAAAATTTAACGACAGGCTATCTATGAACCAGCTACCTCGCCGTGCGCTTTCGCGTTATGGTCTGACTTTTCATGGAAATATCCTTTCAGTAAACTGTCAGTGCCGGATGCTCACCCGTGTCCGGCGCACGCACTCCACCTCACCCGTGGAGAACTCCTTAATTACCAACCTTAGCTTCGTTGGTTAGCTATTAACGCGGGTATGTAACCATTCTGGCAATGCTTAATGCCGCTGCTTTTTCCAGCCTGGTGATATCCTGCTCCAGAGCGGACAGATTTTCAGCCTGCTTAGTCCTGGCTTCATTGGCCCATTTCAGATCCTGCGCTGCATTAATTTTCTGGCGCATCCACTCATAAAGTTCATCATCGGTATAGTCTGGCGCGATGATGACGGGTTCTCGTTTCTGCATACTGATTCCTCGCGGTGCTGCTTCGCTTATCAGCCGTTAGATTTTGCCGAGCTGGAAAGCGCCTGTTTAAACTCACTGAAGCTGAGAGCTTCTTCGCCTTCGGCAAGGCCTTCGAAGTATTCTTCGTAAGCCTTTTCCATGATTGTGTCGAAATCCATATCACTCACCTGAGTTTCTTTCCAGCCAGCGACGGGCACCATTTTCGGTTTTAAACGTTTTGCTTTTGGTATACGTCATTGCGGTGAACGTGCCGTCCTGGTTGGGGAACACGCCACATACCAGAGATTCGCTGTTGCCAAGATCGATAGTATCCATGCTGACCTCATTTCCCCTTAACGCCGGGGGAGCGGAACAAAAACCTGCTGCATAGTTATTAAAGTTGAACCCTGCCGTCATGTTCTTACGCCTCGGGCTGGCTACTTACCCCCTGACCACTGCTTGGTAACTCGAAGTATTGCCCGGCGTTCTGTGGGGCGGGGTGGGTTGGTATGTTGTTAAGGTAACAAGAGTTACCTTTCGAGTCAATACAATGTTGCAAAAGGTACATTTGAGGGCATAAAAAACCCGCAATGAATGCGGGTTCTGACTCAGTCTAAGTATTGATGTATTTGTGAAACTTTACCTTTAATGGTGTAACCACCATTCAGTTCGATGGGTTTGTAAAGCGGATTCAGTGACAACAGATAGATGTTTGGTCCGTCAATCGCAACTTTTTTTAGTGTTACGTTTGGCGTTCCTTCCAATTGGATTAAGATTATTTTTCCCACCAGTTCTCTAATGTTACTTGAGCATGGTGTGATCAGCACGGTAGATCCGTCGGGGATGGTTGGGAGGCCGTTAGAGTTTGTCATCGCATCTCCCTCAACATGCAATAAAAAAGAGTTTTCAGCGGTTTTTGTCATGACATCAACCCAGTTCTTAATACCAGGAATCTTGGTTACTGGACAACTCATATCCCAATAACCAGCCTGTTCCCACGTTAAAACGGGCAACCGGGCGATGTTGTCACTAATGTAAGGGTACTGATTCAGACGCAGATCATCGGTTTTATCGTGACCGTCCTTTCCATAAAGAATCCATTCAGGAGATTTGGAAAGCAATTTTGACAGTAGATACAAATTCTCACCGTCAGGTTTTGAAGAGCCATTTTCCCATTTTGTTACGGATACACGAGATATGCCGATTGCTTTCGCAACCTGCTGTTGGGTTAATCCAACGTCTTTTCGACGATTCCGAATACGTTCGCTGATAGTGTTTTTCATGTAACCAATGTTACTACCAAGTGATGTTGCTATGGTTGACATTGTTATGTAACTATTGTTACCCTTCTGCTCGAAATAACAGGAGAGTTTTATGTTCAAAGATGATGTTCTGCGCTATTTCAAAAAAAAGCGACTAGTAGCTGAGGCTCTTGGAATTTCACATGTGGCTGTTGTGCGGTGGAAAGCAGTTATTCCCAAACTTCGCGCAATGGAACTGGATGAAATTACTAACGGTGAATTGAAATACAACCCAGAACTTTACAAGAAGCAGGATAGCACCTCGAACGAAGGAAAGAATGATTCATGAAAATCAAGCATGAACACATCCGCATGGCGATGAATGTCTGGGCGCATCCGGACGGCGAAAAAGTGCCGGCTGCGAAAATTACCAAAGCGTATTTCGAGCTGGGAATGACGTTCCCGGAACTGTATGACGACAGCCATCCGGAAGCCCTGGCCCGTAATACCCAGAAAATTTTCCGTTGGCTGGATAAAGACACCCCTGATGCTGTTGAAAAAATGCAGGCTCTGTTACCGGCGATCGAAAAGGCGATGCCGCCTTTGCTGGTGGCCCGTATGCGCAGCCACAGTTCTGAATATTACCGTGAGATCGTCGAACGGAGGGATCGGCTGGTGAAGGATGTCGATGATTTTGTTGCGTCAGCGGTTGTTTTGTATGACCAGATGAATCGCGGCGGCCCGGCAGGGAATGCTGTGGTGATGCACTAAAAGCACGGTGTTCGGGGGTTTTATGAGCAGCAAGCTTCATGGTCTTGTCTGGGAAGGGTGCGCCTTCACCGGCATGATCTTATCCAGGGTGGCGGTTATGGCCCGTCTTGCAGACTACAGCAATGACGAGGGCGTGTCATGGCCTGCCATTGAAACTATCCGGCGTCAGATCGGTGCAAGAAGTGAATCCACAGTGAAATCGGCTATTGCAGAACTGGCGAAAGAGGGCTGGCTGACGAAGGAAGAGCGTAAGGTCGGTGGGCGTAATGTAAGCAATATCTATCGGCTTAATGTGGAAAAACTCGAAGCAGCTGCGGCGGCGGCGCGTGAGTCATATAAACCGAAAAGAAAAATTAGCCCGGCAAAAAATGACCCGTTAACAGTTGACCCGTCAAATATTGACCCCTCAACGGTTGACCCGTCAAATTTTGATGGATCAACTGTTGATAAAAAACTGCCGATTAGGGGGCCGATGATTGACCCCGATCCGTCAGTATTAAAACCTGATCCGTCAGATAAAAGATCTTCTTGTCCGGACGCTTCGCAACCGGACCCGCAGACGGCTGAACAGGATTTTTTAACCCGACACCCTGACGCGGTTGTGTTCAGTGCGAAAAAACGCCAGTGGGGAAGTCAGGAAGATTTGGTGTGCGCACAGTGGATCTGGGGACGAATCGTGAGTCTTTACGAGCAGGCGGCCAGCTATGATGGCGAGATCACTAGACCGAAAGAACCCAACTGGACAGCATGGGCCAATGACGTTCGCACAATGCGGATGCTGGATGGCAGAACTCACAGACAAATTTGTGAAATGTTTGGGCGTCTCCAGCGGGATTCGTTCTGGGTAAAAAACATCATGAGTCCGGCAAAACTCCGGGAAAAATGGGATGAACTGGTTATCCGCCTGGGGCGTTCGCCTGCGCAGCGTTGCGTGAATCACATTTCTGAACCGGACACTGAAATTCCGCCGGGCTTCAGGGGGTAAGTGTTAATTTCTGGTCATGAGGTAATTTTCAGGAGGGCTTGTGGCAAAAGTTGAAGAGCGGGAAAAAATTAAAGGGCAGGTTGTTGAACTCGTACGCCAGAGTGGGCGCGAGACGTTACGACAACTGGAAACTAAAACTGGGGCAACAAGATATCTGATGAGCGTTCTCGCAAGAGAGCTGGTTGCCAGCGGCGATGTATACAACTCTGGTTACGGGTTATTCCCGTCTGAACAGGCGCGTAAGGACTGGCAAAATGCCCGTAAAAAGCTCTCAAGGGCAAAGCCGAAGAAACCATCTGCGGTTGATCCGGACCTTATCTGGTCATTACCAGACGGAGAAATACGCCGCTACGACAGGCGCCTGAATATAATCTGTCGCGAGTGCCGGAAGAGCGAAGCTATGCAGCGTGTACTGGCTTTCTATCAGGGTAATTTTCAGGAGGCGGTACTGTGAGTGAAATTAGCTATCAGGCTTCAATTGCCGCTGGCATTCGCATCAAAGGAGAGGAGCATGGAAATAAAACCAGAGGATGAGTTAAGCAATATCGTTTTATTTCCGGTAAAAGAGGATGACCCTCGTAATCAGGTTAATTTTCTTTATGAGCCATCGGAAAGACCATATTGCCATCACGCTTCTGTCCGGGTTGACGAAAAAGAGCGTCAGGTCCGCTGTAAAATCTGCGGTGCAGTTGTGGAGCCATTTGACTGGATGCTCTCTGTGGCGAAAAGAGAAACCAGACTGGCAGATGATGTAAGGCTCTTGCGCCAGGAGGAACGGGAAAGGCGAAAAAATATAGAAAAGCTAATTCAGATTGAGCGTAACGCGAAAGCGCGGATACGCAGGGTGACAAAATCCAGAACTGAATAATTAAATTTAGCACTGTTAAAAATTTAATCCTTAACCGGAGGGATTTCTGCACCCTCAGAACATCAGGAGGCCGCCCGAAAGGGCGGTAGTTAAATGCGAAAGTTTAGGAAGAACAAAATGGCTGATTTTGGTTCAACTAAATACAACGTCAGTTTTGAAGAATGGCATGAACTGTTAATGGACTATGCAGAGTTACGTGGTGGCAGTGCTGCTGATGCTGAAGCATGGCGTGATGATTATGAAGCAGGAAAAACTCCGGTCGAAGCATATTGTGATGAGTGGGGCGATGAATGAGCGAGGTTAATTATCAGGAAGGGCATGAAACGGCGGGGCAAGCAAAAACAGTGGCATGGCGATATCGCTACGTGAAAAAAAAGGCGTTACGGACTTTCAGGGGAAGTAGTGGTCTCTGGGTTGCCATTGTGGCGATGCTTCTTGCTCCGGCCGAACCGTGGCTGATGCCATGTAGCTCAAGTACCTGACTGCGTAATACAGCCCGTCTGCCGTCTGGTTTTTCAGGACGGTTTTTCCTGAGGTAGCCTGAGTTTAACGGACACTCCTTCCTGAAAATCTCCTGCCCTGCTGGGCTATTGTGAGAGGGGCCATTCCCCTTTCGATGAAATAATAATACGACTTTTAAGTCGTATTTGCAAGTTTTCTCCCGTTTTTTTACTCGATAAGTGATTGTTATCACGTTTTTTAATCCGCGTAAGCGGATGGAAGGGGCGAACGAAAATACCAGGGCAGCACAGGAGCCACATCGCCCCGAAGCGCGGCGCAGCCGCTGACGAACGTACCAGGATGCACAGGCCATCCCTTCACCCTGCAAAGCCCAACTGACCAGCAGGCCATGATTATGCTGATTTGCGCCGCAGAATGCCGCAGTTAGCGCGAGCGCCAGCGAGTTTACCCCGCCCTGGTGCATTGCAGCATGGCGGGGCGCTGTACTGCGCGTGTGAGCGTCAGCGAACTACGGGCGCAACTTAAAAGTCAACTGCTCTACCAACTGAGCTAACGACCCGAGTGGTGGGTGATGACGGGATCGAACCGCCGACCCCCTCCTTGTAAGGGAGGTGCTCTCCCAGCTGAGCTAATCACCCCGCATTATAATACCAATTTATACTTTTGCAAGTGACCGTATAGATTCGCCACATATTGCAAATTTTGTTCTCTCGTAAAATATTTTCTTCTGGTGTCAGTAATTCGAGCACTTCATGCTGTCTTTTACTGCAGTATAGTACTAGGTTTTCAGCTAGTTTCTGATTAAATATGTTTAGCTCTTTAAAGAGTCTATTTATTTAAATTCAATGAACTGTTCTTTCGGCGTTCGCTTAAAACGTTCAGAGGTGCGTTCTAGGCGTAAAGGGGTAGGTCCATAGGGCTTGCTAGCGGATTCCTGCGGTGCTTTGTCGAAGTTTCCTGGGAACTCTTTCCCGTTATCTGCGATGCCCTGGTTGATATCGATAGGGAATAGCCGGTCTGCACGGCAAAAGAAGAGTTTGATGATATCACAGTTAAGTGACGGCACGGCCTGTGCCAGAGCGTAGTTGCTGTGTTCGTCGATCATGGTAATGACATAACAGCGCAGCTCGCCCATTCTGAGCTCAATAGCATCTATACCAACGAGCTCACTGCTCTTTACCGGGCGATAGCGTTTTGATCTGCGGGTTGGAGGATTGTATTTTTTATGAACAGTGTTTTTCCTTGGGGAGGCAGTCACATCGGTATCAGTCGCATTTTATCGTGTGCGGCCGTGAACATCCTGCCGATGGTTGAAATGCTCGGACAGACCAGGCGGTGCTGTTCACTCCACGGCTTCAAGCAAACAAAAATCTGTTCTTCTAGGTTGGGAAGCTCTATTCTCAGTCGACGTATTTCTTACAGAATTACGAGATGCCATTGCTTTGTGCGATGTACTAGCGGAGCTTTGCTACGCGAAATAGGTGCCTCTGGGCCATAATACAGCGTTCGTGTGGATACAGCAAAAACTTCCGCAACTGTATTGATCTCATGTTTCTCCCAGAAGTATATTTTTTCATCCTTAATTTTGTAATCTCAGGTATAACAAAGTGTTTCATCACATAGATGTTGGCATGGTAATGCCTCAAATATCCGCCGCAGATACGTTGCATCAACTTAGCATTTCCCTCGCTTGTCCGGAGATAATTGCAATATCTCTGTGAGCTTACACTGTGACATTCGTTGAGTTTTAGTGATGTTTTTAAAGATTTATATTTATAATATTTAGTAAATGCAGTTTTATTCTCATTTTATTTATCATTAAGTGAATGTATGAACGCAGAATATATAAATTTAGTTGAACGTAAAAAGAAATTAGGGACAAATATTGGTGCTCTAACGCCATCAGCAACGGCGGCACCGGCACGCAGGTTAATGGCGATGAAGCCACTGTAAACAACAACGGCAACACCACCGTTGATGGTCAGGGCTCTACAGGTACCGAAACTAAATTTACAGGTGGCATCACTGCACATAACAGCCAAATAGCCATAGGTGATCAAGCTGTAGTTACACTTAATGGTGCAACCTTTCTGAATAATACTCCTATAAGTATAGATAAAGGAGCAAAAGTTATAGCACAAAATTCCATGTTCACAACAAAAGGTATTGATATCTCCGGTGAGCTGACTATGATGGGAATCCCTGAACAGAATAGTAAAACTGTAACGCCGGGTCTCCACTACGCTGCTGATGGATTCAGGCTGAGTGGTGGAAATGCAAATTTCATTGCCAGAAATATGGCATCTGTCACCGGAAATATTTATGCTGATGATGCAGCAACCATTACTCTGGGACAGCCTGAAACTGAAACACCGACTATATCGTCTGCTTATCAGGCATGGGCAGAGACTCTTTTGTATGGCTTTGATACCGCCTATCGAGGCGCAATAACAGCCCCCAAAGCTACAGTTAGCATGAATAATGCGATCTGGCATCTAAATAGCCAGTCATCAATTAATCGTCTAGAAACAAAAGACAGTATGGTGCGTTTTACTGGTGATAATGGGAAGTTTACAACCCTTACAGTGGACAACCTTACTATAGATGACAGTGCATTTGTGCTGCGTGCAAATCTGGCCCAAGCAGATCAGCTTGTTGTCAATAAATCGTTGTCTGGTAAAAACAACCTTCTGTTAGTCGACTTCATTGAGAAAAATGGAAACAGCAACGGACTGAATATCGATCTGGTCAGCGCACCAAAAGGAACTGCAGTAGATGTCTTTAAAGCTACGACTCGGAGTATTGGCTTCAGTGATGTAACACCGGTTATCGAGCAAAAGAACGATACAGACAAAGCAACATGGACTCTGATCGGCTATAAATCTGTGGCCAACGCCGATGCGGCTAAAAAGGCAACATTACTGATGTCAGGCGGCTATAAAGCCTTCCTTGCTGAGGTCAACAACCTTAACAAACGTATGGGTGATCTGCGTGACATTAACGGTGAGTCCGGTGCATGGGCCCGAATCATGAGCGGAACCGGGTCTGCCGGCGGTGGATTCAGTGACAACTACACCCACGTTCAGGTCGGTGCGGATAACAAACATGAACTCGATGGCCTTGACCTCTTCACCGGGGTGACCATGACCTATACCGACAGCCATGCAGGCAGTGATGCCTTCAGTGGTGAAACGAAGTCTGTGGGTGCCGGTCTCTATGCCTCTGCCATGTTTGAGTCCGGAGCATATATCGACCTCATCGGTAAGTACGTTCACCATGACAACGAGTATACCGCAACTTTCGCCGGCCTTGGCACCAGAGACTACAGCTCCCACTCCTGGTATGCCGGTGCGGAAGTCGGTTACCGTTACCATGTAACTGACTCTGCATGGATTGAGCCGCAGGCGGAACTTGTTTACGGTGCTGTATCCGGGAAACAGTTCTCCTGGAAGGACCAGGGAATGAACCTCACCATGAAGGATAAGGACTTTAATCCGCTGATTGGGCGTACCGGTGTTGATGTGGGTAAATCCTTCTCGGGTAAGGACTGGAAAGTCACAGCCCGCGCCGGCCTTGGCTACCAGTTTGACCTGTTTGCCAACGGTGAAACCGTACTGCGTGATGCGTCCGGTGAGAAACGTATCAAAGGTGAAAAAGACGGTCGTATGCTCATGAATGTTGGTCTCAACGCTGAAATTCGCGATAATCTTCGCTTCGGTCTTGAGTTTGAGAAATCGGCATTTGGTAAATACAACGTGGATAACGCGATCAACGCCAACTTCCGTTACTCTTTCTGATAACAGCCCGGGCCGCGTTTGCGGCCCTTCTTCTACCGGAGAGAATATGTATTACCCTGTGACAGACTATATCGCTCTTGCTCTCATTATTAGCTTTCTTTTTCTGACATTATTTATCTGCCTGTTATGCCTTAAACATGAGCGAATAAAAAAAGAAACTATCAGGCAAAAAAATGCACATATTCTGGATCATGGCTGGAATGCAACTGAGGTAGCCTGAGTTTAACGGACACTCCTTCCTGAATCTCGGAAAAGCGGATTGCGGATATCAGGCAGGTTGAAGCCAGCGCGCGTTATCTTGGTACGGCGCTGTACTGGATAGCCGCCAGTATCAATATCAAACCGGGCCATGATTATTATTTTTAGGCGACAACGCCATCAGCAACGGCGGCACCGGCACACAAATTAACGGTGACGATGCGACCGCGAACAACAACGGCAAAACCATTGTCGACGGCAAAGATTCCACCGGCACGGAAATCGCGGGTAATAACGCTGTAGTGAAACGGAGTGTTATGCCATGACGGTCCATTATTACCGGCTGCGGGATTACGCCCTGCAGCATCCGGAATGCAGCGCCATTATGCGCATCATCGACTGAATGGAGCCAGTCCAGTATTTCGTGGTATTTGTTGAGTCTGTATTTTCTTTACTCCTCGTTTATCTCATCTCTTTAGCTAATACCATCAGATAATCCATTTCTTTCTGCATAATGCTGCGTATCGTTAATAACCCGTCGTATCCATTCTGCTACAGCATGCCTGATAAATACCATCTGTAAGTTATTACCGTTTTAGATCTGATTATTAGCGAAAGTATTAATTCGCTTACAGCACTTAAAACGTCATTAACTTTCAGGAGTCATCAACATGCTTAAATCTTACACACCAAACTGGTTTTTTACCGCTTTACTTGACAATCACATCAATCAAATGATGGCACGCTATTCCTGCCTGCGGGCCTTACGGATGGATTTCTTCTACAGGAAGGATACGCCTGATTTCTTACAACCTGATCATCGTTGGCTTGAATTACAACTGCGTATGCTGCTGGAGCAGGTTGAACAGTTTGAAAATATGGTTGGCTTCTTCTGGGTGATTGAATGGACGGTTGATCATGGTTTTCATGCGCATGTGGTCTTCTGGCTCGATCGTCAGAGGGTTAAAAAAATATATCCCTTTGCGGAGCGGATTACGGAATGCTGGCGGTCTATTACGCATAACAGCGGTTCGGCACACCGCTGTACATATCAGCCGCATTATACATACAACATCAACATTCCTGTGCACCACAACGATCCTGAAAGCATCGATAATATTCGCGGTGCCCTGCATTATCTGGCAAAAGAAGAGTAAAAAGACGGGCTGTGTGCCTACGGCTGCAATGAAGTTCCTGAACGTCCTGCTGCAGGGCGTCCTCGTAAGCCTCACTTCTGAAGCTTAAGGTCTGAGCCTCCGCTCCTGGAAACACTCCGTCGGTAAAAACTTACCGCCTTGATTAATGATGTGAACCGAAGTCAACGGAGATCATTCCCCCTGAACCTGCATCCGGTGTTCTTTCCCTTATCTTCCCGTTCTGCTTCAGTTCTTCACTTATTCCATCAATCTCATCCGCAAGCCATAACACGTCAGCTCATTCACGGGCAGGACGCATTGTGGGCTGCGCATAACGGAACATATCTTATGAATGCTATTCCTTATTTCGACTATAGCCTGGCACCCTTCTGGCCGTCTTATCAGAACAAAATCATCGGTATCCTTGAGCGTGCGCTGCGTGAGCAGTCCGGCTCCCGGATACGACGGATCCTGCTTCGTCTGCCATGTGAATATGACCGTACCTTCAGCAGCAGAAAGATCTGGTTCGGTATGGACTTTATCGAAACCGTCAGTGCGCTGATGAATGTAACCTCCGGACGTGATCTCTGCTGGCTCCTGACTCGTCATCCTGAAAAGCCGGAATACCACGTGGTGCTGTGCGTCAGACAGGAGTATTTCGATGGCTCTGAACTGGATCGGCTGATTCTTGATGCCTGGAGCAACGTACTGGGCTTCATGTCACCGGGTGAAGCGGCACCGTACCAGAAACAGATAACCCGGGATGTGGTGCTGGACAGTCGTTCACCGGACTGCGAAGAGATATTTCAAGCGCTGATCTGGGCGTTCAGTGATTTCGCCCGCGATCGTCGTGGTGTACGCGATCCGGAAGCCCGTTACCTTGCCGGTAATCCCTGGTATCCGGTAGCAGGCCAGCTCTGAAAGCTCAGTTCAGCAGATTCACCCGCATTTACTCAACCTTCATAAATCTCACAGAGGATATCCTGACTATGTTGACCTCAATAACAGGCCACGACAGTGTATTGCTGCGTGCCGACGATCCCCTGATCGACATGAACTACATCACCAGTTTCACTGGCATGACAGATAAATGGTTTTACAAGCTGATCAGTGAAGGTCATTTCCCTAAACCCATCAAACTGGGGCGCAGCAGCCGCTGGTACAAAAGTGAAGTGGAGCAGTGGATGCAGCAACGAATCGAGGAATCCCGGGGGGCAGCAGCATGAAACGTGTTGTAATGCCGGTACGCTGGCAATGTGCAAAATGCCAGCGCTGGTATTGTGGAAGCCGGCCCTGCCCCTGGTGCTGGCGACATTTACGTTCATCTTCTTGCAGACATTCTCCAGTCAGCCTGCAGGTTATAGCTATTCCTGACTGATTCGTCATTCTATTCTTATTGATTATAACTGGCATTACACCGGTGCCGGAGTGTTTTTCTGTAAGTCTGCGCCGGTTCAGTAAATTAGAAAAGAAACATCTGTCAACGCCAAGATTGTTAGTCGTTACGCCTTATATCACTGGCGCTGACATTTATCTGTTTCAGTGAAGCATGCCCACAGATTGAGTTATTAAGTTGTGGAAGAACAGCTCTGCCCCGCCTGCTTCTCTCCTTTCAGAAGCCAGTATGTTGCCATGCCCCGTCTTAATGGTGAGCGCTGAACCATACCTGCTTTTTCCAGTAATAACAGGTAATAGCGGGCCTGGTAATCCGTTACCGCCAGCGCCTCCGCAATTTCTGCCGTTTTCCCTCCATCATGCCTGTTCAGAAATTCCAGTATTTCATTCTTCATATATTCACTCATCTCACTGTAACAAAGTTTCTTCGAATAATAAAAATCATGCTCTCTGTTATCAACGGAAAGGTATTTTTATTCTCTGAGCCCTGACCATCAACGGTGGTGTTACCGTTATTGTTTACAGTGGCTTCATCGCCATTAATCTGCGTGCCGGTGCCGCCGTTGCTGATGGCATTGTCGCCGTCGTTGTTGACGATGGCTTTATCACCGTCTCGCTTACGAACCGAAGAAGTAGCCGTTGTGCGGGGAGTAATCCCATAAGCGCTAACTTAAGGGTTGTGGTATTACGCCTGATATGATTTAACGTGCCGATGAATTACTCTCACGATAACTGGTCAGCAATTCTGGCCCATATTGGTAAGCCCGAAGAACTGGATACTTCGGCACGTAATGCCGGGGCTCTAACCCGCCGCCGCGAAATTCGTGATGCTGCAACTCTGCTACGTCTGGGGCTGGCTTACGGCCCCGGGGGGATGTCATTACGTGAAGTCACTGCATGGGCTCAGCTCCATGACGTTGCAACATTATCTGACGTGGCTCTCCTGAAGCGGCTGCGGAATGCCGCCGACTGGTTTGGCATACTTGCCGCACAAACACTTGCTGTACGCGCCGCAGTTACGGGTTGTACAAGCGGAAAGAGATTGCGTCTTGTCGATGGAACAGCAATCAGTGCGCCCGGGGGCGGCAGCGCTGAATGGCGACTACATATGGGATATGATCCTCATACCTGTCAGTTCACTGATTTTGAGCTAACCGACAGCAGAGACGCTGAACGGCTGGACCGATTTGCGCAAACGGCAGACGAGATACGCATTGCTGACCGGGGATTCGGTTCGCGTCCCGAATGTATCCGCTCACTTGCTTTTGGAGAAGCTGATTATATCGTCCGGGTTCACTGGCGAGGATTGCGCTGGTTAACTGCAGAAGGAATGCGCTTTGACATGATGGGTTTTCTGCGCGGGCTGGATTGCGGTAAGAACGGTGAAACCACTGTAATGATAGGCAATTCAGGTAATAAAAAAGCCGGAGCTCCCTTTCCGGCACGTCTCATTGCCGTATCACTTCCTCCCGAAAAAGCATTAATCAGTAAAACCCGACTGCTCAGCGAGAATCGTCGAAAAGGACGAGTAGTTCAGGCGGAAACGCTGGAAGCAGCGGGCCATGTGCTATTGCTAACATCATTACCGGAAGATGAATATTCAGCAGAGCAAGTGGCTGATTGTTACCGTCTGCGATGGCAAATTGAACTGGCTTTTAAGCGGCTCAAAAGTTTGCTGCACCTGGATGCTTTGCGTGCAAAGGAACCTGAACTCGCGAAAGCGTGGATATTTGCTAATCTACTCGCCGCATTTTTAATTGACGACATAATCCAGCCATCGCTGGATTTCCCCCCCAGAAGTGCCGGATCCGAAAAGAAGAACTAACTCGTTGTGGAGAATAACAAAAATGGTCATCTGGAGCTTACAGGTGGCCATTCGTGGGACAGTATCCCTGACAGCCTACAAAACGCAATTGAAGAACGCGAGGCATCGTCTTAACGAGGCACCGAGGCGTCGCATTCTTCAGATGGTTCAACCCTTAAGTTAGCGCTTATGGGAGTAATCCCCGCATATCCGGTTGTCAGGTCAGGGTGGTAAGGCACCTGCTTTACACTTTCGCCCGCGGTCAGTGATGGCTGCGGGCGATGTCGTTTTAAGGGCAATGATCAGTTTTGCCAACAGAAGTCCGAAACAGGACTTACTGTATAAATAAACAGCTATTTTGTTGAGGAAGGGGCCTTTTCAGCAGCCGCTTTTTCTGCTGCTTTTTTGTCGGCTGCCGCTTTCTCTGCTGCCGCTTTCTTATCAGCTGCAGCCTTTTCAGCAGCCGCTTTTTCTGCTGCTTTTTTGTCGAGGCGGCGCGACCGGAACGGTCGCTGCAAGCCCGGGGTTTCGCGTCAGGGATGGAAGCCCGCCAGGGGGACGCCCGGAAAAGACACAGCCAGGAGAACAACAAAACAGACAATAATCAGGGCAGCAGTAATCAGAGTCAGAACAGGAGGAAAAAGAGAATAATCAAAGGGAAGGTGATGTGATTTCTGACAGGTCATAAACAGAGAAGGCGGGGGAAAAGAACGGGCGCCGCAGGCGCGCGTTCTTCCCCGTTCCCGGAGGGAAACGGCCTTCCTGGCAGTCTGGTTGTTCATGCCCGCACAATGCCAGCAAGGAGAAAGGGGCCACCGGCGAACCAGCAGCCCCTTTATAAAGGCGCTTCAGTGCAGTCAGACCAGCATCAGCCCTGAAAAGGCGGGCCTGCGCCCGCCTCCAGGTTGCTACTTACCGCCGGATTCGTAAGCCATTGTTGCCGTAACTTCCCTGTATCCGTCCTTCAGCCGGACTTCGCACAGGCGATTCCGGGTCAGGAGTGTGAATATCAACAACGTGCAGCACACGATTAATACGCACCAGATAAGGGCGTTTCCCGGTAGTTTCATGGTTTACTCCTCCTTGCAATTTGCACGGTAAGAGGCCATACTGGTGTTGGTTAGACATACAGTGGGCCTCGTGGGTTAATGAAAATTAACTACGGGGCTTTCTGCTTTCTGCCACACAACACGGTAACAAACCACCTTCACGTCATGAGGCAAAAAGCCTCAAGCGCCGGGCACATCATAGCTCATATCCCTGCACGCTGACCACACTCACTTTCCCTGAAAATAATCCGGTCGTTCAGCCAGTTCACGGGCTATCAGTTCATCCGCAAACAGTGGTGCATGCCTGTTGATACGTTTCTCCAGATTCCGCCGTCGTACCGCAGCCTTACGTTCTTCGCTCCAGCGGCGCACCGGGCGGTCAGAAATAAAATCCAGACAGACCGCATACCCTGCTCCGGCAACCCAGCGTGACATAACGGATGCCGGAGCAGGCTGCCCCGCCTCCACCACTTCTGAAACCAGTTCATGCTCGCCAGGACAGGGATAAGGCAGTTTCCAGCGCAGTGAGTAACGCCACTTCACGCCGCCTCCCGGAGTTTGTTCGGCACCATCCACCGCTCCATCTCACGGACGGCATGACCGGCCTCCCTTGCCGCCATACCAGCCTCTGTGATGACCTGCCAGAATGGCATATCCTGCCACTGCCAGCGTTCCATTCCGGCCAGTGACGGAAAACGCTCGCCCCACTGCCAGAACAGGATTTCCAGGTCATGCTCTGCCACCCGGTCACTCCAGCGTGCATGCCAGCTTCCGACTGTTTCCGGTGAATGGAACGCCAGTTCGATTTCTGCCTGAGCAACCAGCGCCTGGTACGCACGGGTTTTCTGCTCTGCCTCCCTCGCCTGCTGACGGCTGTACTTCTGCATGACCAGTGCGGATTTATGGCGACTGCGTTCCCTGACACGGAACCGCACTGACGGGAACAACTGCTCTGCTGCATCGCCGGGAAGGGGAAGGAGGCAGACCTCGCCCTGTGTTTCAATCAGCACATCGACGGCATACAGCCACTGAGAACGGTTGCCACGCAGTTCTTCTGCGGTCAGGGACGGCATGAAAAATCGCAGGTCAGACAGCGATATCCTGCGGCTTCCGTTCAGACAGCGGAAAAACGCCCCCGCATACGGATATTCCGCCAGCGTGTTACCCTGATGGCGGCGTTTTTCCGTCTCCGCCACCGCCCGCCATGCGGCCTGTTGCTCTGTGCTGAGGGGAACCAGTGCCTGTGAACGTACGCTCATACCTGACCTCCTTCCGCCATCAGGATATGGATGATGTCGTTAACGCTGTACCCCTGCGTATCCAGTGACGCCGCCAGTGCCAGTGAATGGCTGACGGCTTCCGATGCAAACCGCCGCTGTACCTGAACCACCGCAAACGGCTCACCACCGGCATTCACCAGAACCAGCACCCAGACCTGAGAGACATCGCCCGGTGAACATAACGCCAGGTGAAAACGTTCGTGGGCAGGCGTGAAACGGACCTGGACGGGGAAAAAGCCGCCAAACTCGCTGCCGTACTCGCCGTTCATCGTCCAGTTATCCGGCGCATCCAGCTCCCGCATCACGGCGTGAGTCAGCTCACGGCGTTCATCACTTCCGGCAGCCCGGATATCTTCATATTCCTGTGCGTTCATGGTCTGTAATACATTCAGGGTCAGTTCAGTTTTCATCACGGTATCTCCCTTGCTGCCGCCCCGTCTCCGGCGGGGCGGTGTGGTTGTTCATCAGGCGGCATCAGCCAGGTTATCAGGGCGTTCAGTGGTATCCGTCTGTGGACGTGGTGCACACATCCAGCCTGGCACCCAGCGGTTGTCTTTCATATGGTGCTCTGCATATTCAGCCGCATCACCTTTCTTCATCTTCTCCGCGTCCCGTGCGGCACCGGACAGCCCTGCCTCATTCAGGGCTGCGATAATCTGCGGCTTTTTCAGGTGTCCGAAGAAGTTTGCTTTTGTCGGCTGCCACCAGTCGCGCATGTGAAAGCCGATGGCGCTTTCCAGCGAGTCAAGCGGACTGCGTGACGTGTGACCACACTCGCGGGTCTGGACACCGTTAAGACTGCACGCGGTACAGAAACTGAGCAGGGATAACAGCACCTCCTGGCTGAGTGACAGGAACGTCGTCATATCCCGTTCCCATCCTTCCGGCAGCAGGGCAGCAAAACGAGAGTGTTCTGCCATCAGCGCCATGAATGCGGCACCTTCCTTCCCCGACGGCGCATCGCTGGTCAGCGAATAATGCTCACATTCCAGGCGGATTCTGGCGGGATTGCTGTACGCCCCACTGCCAAACACATTCAGGCAGAGCGTCCATGCCAGCAGTGCCAGGGATTTGTCCGGCTTCTGCATCAGTGCTGCCTGGACTGCCAGCGTGCGCTCTGAGGACATTTTCGTCAGCAACGGCAGACTGATTTCCTCCACTGATGCTTTCTCCTGCACCTGTTCCGTGCGGTCAGCAGCGTCATCTTCACTGCGCAACTGCACACCACGCTGGACACACACGTTGCCATAACGCCAGGACACCACCACACCGCTTCCGGCACGCATCTCCGGCGTCCACGCTCTGACCTTCGCCATGCAGCGCATCAGCTTCATTTCTGCTTCCAGCAGGTCAGATTCCTCACACTGGTTTTCCAGCGCGTCGTAACGCGTCATCAGTTCGTTCAGACGTTCTTCTTCCGCCTCCGTCAGCACCGCTTCCGGCTCCGGCAGACAGCGGTATGTTCCGGCATCCTCACGGCACTCACCGACAGGCTCCATGCGTCCGGCGCACCATTCCCAGCCTTCGGCTTCCCGAAGGAACTCTGCGACAGCCTGGAGTTTTTCCAGCAGGGCGGCATCGAGCGCCACGCAGTCCACATAGCCACCCTCGTCGTCGCTGAACAAATCGGTGCGCAGTTCGTCTGGCGAGAAGGCATCAGCCCCCACGAAGCGGAATTTACTGTTCCCCGCCACCGCCACTTCACTTTCGGTAATCAGGTTGCGGATAACCCGCACATCCGGTTTACCGCCCCATCCTGACTGGCAGGCGGCTTCAAACACCTGCACCTGACGCGCGGTGTCGTTCTCCAGCGCCAGCGCCTGACAGTGTTCGGTGGTGATGCGGTCTTCTGCCAGCGCATCAAGGATGACGGGTGCAAGGTCTGCCAGTTTCAGCATTCGCTGGACGTGGCGGGGTGAATAGCCCAGCAGGTCGCCAGTCTGCGCAGGTGTTTTGCCTTCCTGCGCCATTGCGCGGAATCCGGCAATCTGTTCGGCAGGGTGCATATCCCGACGCTGACCGTTCTCGGTCATCGATGCGGCAGTCGCCAGCTCCTGCGGAATGACCTTCACGCGTACAGGCCAGTCAGCCGGAAGGATGTTGCGCTCTGCCAGCATGTTGAGTGCTGCCAGTCGGCGACCGCCTGCGGCGACACCGTAACGGTCACCTGGCAGGGCATGAACAACCAGATTCTGTAACAGGCCGACACCTTTAATGGAGTCCGCCAGTTCGCTGACGGACTCCGCAGAATACGGCACCGTGCGCACATTCAGCGGTGATTTAATCAGTGAATCCAGCGGCACGCTCACTTCCTCCGTCTGCGCCAGCAGGGCAGACAGGACAGTTTCCTGCGTTTTTACAGGTTTACGGCTTGCTTTACGGGTAGATTTTGGTTCAGACTTTGCTACTGACATGACTATCCCCTTATTGTGTAGTTAATGTCTGCCGGACGTGATCCCCGTCCGGCACCTCTCTTACTTAAGGATCCCGAAATTCCGGATGACATGGTTCATCCAGTACCCGGCACCGTCCTCAAAATTCCAGGTACGCCAGACCAGGCCACTGTTATTGCGGACAACCAGGCGAAAATGCGTTCCCTGATCATCCTCGATAAAGACATTCCGGTACTGTGCGGCAACGGCTTCAGCCTGTTCGCGGGTAAAGGAGCCGTCAGGCAGCCCCTGAAATATTCTGAAATATTCGCTCATCCTCATCTCTCCGGTGATGCCCCGCACTGGACGGGGCGGTTGTCACTGTCTTTCGTTAGAACGGAATGTCGTCATCGAAGTCATACGCGGGTTCAGACGGCTGCTGAGGCTCCGGCTGCGCGGCCTTACGTCCACGGCCTTTCGTTTTCGCGCCACCTTTTTTCGTCGCGTCAGCACTCTGTGGCTGCCCATTCTGCTGAGGCTTCGGTTGCGCCTGAGCGTTCTGCTGTGGTGCACTCCCCAGCATCTGCATGGTGCCCGTGGTCTTAACAAGAATTTCAGTGACGTAACGGGTGATACCGTTATCTTCCCAACTACGGGTACGGAGTTGCCCCTCGATGTAGACCTGCGCGCCCTTACGCAGATATTCACCTGCCACTTCCGCGAGCTTGCCGAACAGCACCACGCGATGCCATTCTGTCTGCTCCCGTATCTCCCCCGTCTGTTTGTCACGCCAGCTTTCTGACGTGGCCACCTGCAGATTTGCCACTGCGCCCCCGTTTGGGATGTAACGGACTTCCGGATCTTTTCCCAGACGACCGACAAGAATGACCTTGTTAATGCCACGAACTGCCATGATGTATCTCCTTCTGTTGATGTTTTCAGCCCCCATCATCTGTTGAGTTTCGGGAGCCGCGGTTTTGACGTTTTGCGGGGACCTGCCTTTTGTTCCCTCCGGTATTCACCATCACCTGTTTGAGAACCTTCGCCGCATGGGGCATCACTGCCACGGCCTGACGCACCTGTCCTGGGCAGAACGCAAAATTTTTTACCGGGTTTTGGGTAAAAAATTTTGTGGGCTGTTCATTTACCCTGGACAGTCAGTGCGGCAGGTTGTGGCTGTATCAGCCCCCGGCGACAGGGCGCTTGCTGATTACGTGCAGCTTTCCCTTCAGGCGGGATTCATACAGCGGCCAGCCATCCGTCATCCATACCACGACCTCAAAGGCCGACAGCAGGCTTAGAAGAGCCTGATGCGACGCTTGCCGCGTCTTATCAGGCCTACGCCAGACAGCGCAATAGCCTGATTTGGCGTGATTTTTGTAGGTCGGATAAGGCGTTTACGCCGCGCATATTATCAGCCAGCAGGCTTTCTCCGTTACGGCTGCCCTGCAGGGCCACGAACTGCGCATCCCCGCTGCCCTTCACCCGTCCTTCACCACTGAATCCCCGCAGCCCGTTTCCGTCATCCGAGGTCAGCGGGTTCAGCCAGATACCGGCTGATTTGCCGTTACGGTCAAACGCCGGCAGTGCCACATACGGCTGCGGATATTTGCGGCCCGGTGCAATAAACCGTGCAGGACTGTCTCCCCCGGCCAGCCCCGCCTGACGGAGAACGGCACGGCCTGCCGCCACGTCCCGCAGTTCCCGAGCCGTACTGAACAGCCGCTCTGCATTCATGACCTCCCGGTCCGGTTTCGGTTCAAACACATCGTGGGCCGTTCCTTTCTGTACGGCATTGTTAATGGCATCCGTCCAGCCCTGACGATTATCAGTGTACACCTGCACATGCTGCTTCATACGCGACAGGGCAACGTAGGCTGACTCAAAGCCGGCCATCTGTTTACGTCCACCTTCCGTGCCTTCAAGCGCGATGGCAAAGGTTTCACTCGCCCCCTGCGCACCGTGGGCGGTGATGGCATAGGCCAGGTCAATATGTTGCTCTGCCCGCTCCTGACCGGGGCGAATCACCCGGGTCTGCTGTCCGTCCGACAGCGTGACACTGTCACCGGAAACCGCTGTCACCGTCCAGACGCTGTTGGCCACATAACCGCGCTCCCGGTCACTCTTCGTGAAGCGCATCCGGTCACCGGTCCCCACCCGGATGGTGTCCGGGGTGTACAGTGTGACGCCTTCAGCCACCGCCTCCCGGGGCGAAATCAGCCGCGTGTTACCTTCCGCATCCTGCAGGGTTATCAGCCCGTCATCCTTGCTGATACCGGCAATCCGGTGATACACATTATCCACCAGGGCAAGTGCGTCCCGATGTGTCTCCCAGGTGGAGAGACGACGCAACTCCCCGTCGCGTATATTCGCTGTGTTCAGGACAGGCACCATGACCTGCTCTTTCCCCAGCTCACCGGCCTTTTCCCGTGCATCATGAATCATGCTGTTCAGTACGCGCCGGTCCTCATTCAGGTGCGTGACAATCAGCGTCTGCTCCCGTGCTTCCGGTGTCCTGCCGGTATAGTCGCGGACAATGGCTTCATACAGTGTCATGGGGACATCCGGGAAAGCCTCGCCTTTCAGCATCGCCTTCTGCTGCGCTTCTGCCAGTTTCGCTTCCTGGCTGTGACTGAACTCCGTCACGGAGTGCTCCGGTGCCCATGCGCCCTCCTGACGGGGAACCTGAGACGGTTTCACACTCTCAAGCCCGGACAGTGCCCTTTCCACATCCCGGTTAATCAGGCTGTATACCGCCTCCCGCAGTTCCGGCGTCTGACGCACAATCTCTTTCATGATGACCACATCGGCAGCACTGCGCGTCTGCTGGAGCCGGAAAGGCTGACCGGGCGCGATGGCCTGCAGCTGGTCCGTGTCACCGCTGGCCACGGCACGACCACCACCGGCCGCAATCAGGGCGTATGCCCGTGCCATGTCGGTATTGCCCACCATTGAGCTCTCATCGAGCAGGAACAGCGTGTTGCTGAAATCCGGCGTTTCTCCGCTGCGCTGCTGCAGCTGCGTGTCATGCAGAAAGGACGCCAGCGTCTGTGCATCCACGCCGGCGCTGCGCATCTCACCGACCGCACGGTGCGTGGGCCCCAGCCCCACAACCCGGGGACGCTCACTCGCCGGCAGCATGTTCACGGCTGACATCACCGCCCGGAACTGTGTGGTCTTACCCACACCGGCATAACCCTGTACCACCGTGAAACGGTCGGACGTTTCCAGTATCATACGGGTGGCGGCACGCTGTCCCGACGTTAACGTCTCCATGAGTTCGCCGGGTACTCTCTCCATCAGCGGCGTGACCGCCTCCTTACCTTCGAGAATATGGCGAAGAATACTTTTTTCTGCCTCATACGACGCACGGGAAACCAGCAGGCCTGTGCCATAGCCTTTTGCCACATCCACATACAGTAAGTCACCGCGTTTTATCTGCGCATTGATTTCCCCTCCCAGTTCAGTAAAACCGGTTCCTTCTGCAGCAAACGACTTCGCCTCTGTCAGCAGGTCCACCATGCTGAAGGCCAGGTTTTTACTTTCCAGCACAGGAAGGGCCAGATGAATGGCCTGCTGTGCCGGCGTGTGAAGCCCGGCTTTCTGCAGACTGATAGCGGTTTCCAGCAATGTCTCACCGGCACGCGCCTTTATCTGCTCAGAAACCACCGTAAAGGAGGGATGGCGGGCAAGTTTTTCCGCAGTACGGGTTTCATCCAGTGAGGAATACAGCCGGACATCACGACCGCTGCGGGCCAGACCGTTCAGGGTGGCGTTGTCCATTGCCATCTGTGTGACGGAGGCAAACACCGTCGCACTGTCACTGACGGAATGCCCGGGCGTTTCCACCCAGCCGTTCTCCAGCTTCAGTGCCGTGAACGGTGAATCAGCCACAGGCAGGGTGGCCGGTTCAGCCCGCCCCGGCACAACAACCGTCATCGCATCTTCACTGACGGATGCCACCTGCAGGCGGTCACCGCCGGAGACGCGGAGTCCGGGAATTTTCCCTGTCACCCTCAGTCGCTCGCCGTCTGCCACCGGCATTTTTTCCGGCCGGAACAGCGACCAGCTGCTGTCCAGGGAGGAAATACGCACCACCTGCGTTTCGCCCTGCGCATCCCGCAGGGTCAGGCTGTGACTCTGCGCTGTCACCCGGTCTATCACATAGCGGTCATGACTGCGTGTCTCCGGGTTCCACTGCTCCATCACCATCCCCGGTCGGTACATATCCCGCAGATAACGGCTCCGGCTGTCCAGCCAGACCGGTGACAGTGCAGTCATGGTCACCTCAGGGTGTCCGAGCACGCCCTGCGTTTTCAGCTCACTGCGAATGGCCTGTGTCAGTATGGCCTGTTCCCGTACCCCGCTGACCTGTGCCACGCTCTCTTCTCCGGCTTTCACGCTGGCCGCAAAATCTCCGGCCAGCCGGTCATAGCGGACATTCCGGTCCGGTTCACTGATGATGGTTGCCGGTCGCTGTTCTCCGCCCTGCCAGCGATACGTGTTCACCCCGGCATCCTTCATGGCCATCAGCGCACTGCCTGTACCGGTTCGCTGCCCGCTGTCGGTTATCAGGACCTGTACGTTATGACGTGCGGCACCATCCAGCAGGGTTAACGTCTCTTTCAGGGAGAGTTTTTCGCCCTGGTCGACGATAACAGTACTGCCCGGCGTGAAGACCATGCCCTCCTGCAGCTGACGACGTCCGGTTATCAGCTCACCGGACAGCCGTTCATCCTGCTTCAGGTTCATCTGCGAGCGACGGTCAGCAGCGATAATCTGCACCTCCCGCCCCTGCTCCCGGGCCATCATGACCAGTTCAGCCACCCGCTCACGCTGCCCGGCTGCACCGCCCTGCCCGGACACAATGGCCAGCGACGGACGGTCCTGTGCCAGAACACTGACGGCATCGCTGTAACCAGCCGTCCGGGGGACACTTTTCTCCGGATGTACGGTCACCCGGTTCTGTTTCATGATGTCACGACTGAGTGCCCGGACGGACAGCTCATCGAGCACATGAATTCCTGATGTGAACAGCCCCTTCTCACGGTCGAGGGGGATAAGCTGCTCACGGCTGATGGCCTCATCGATACCGGCGCGTGCCCGTTCAATCACACCATTTTCCGGCGGCAGTATGCCGACCGTCCTGGCCAGCACGTCCGTATACGTGAACTGCACTTTTCGTTCACTTAATCCGGCAATCGCCTGTGTCACCGCCTGCTGCACATCCGGCCCGTCCTGTGAAGCAGGCCCGGGCGCCTGCGTGCGGATCTCCGCACGCTGATCCGCCGCGTCACGATATGCCCGGATGTCGAACCCGGTTTCCTTCAGCGTCTGCATCCATTCAGCCATTCTGATTTCCGGATCGACGTGCTGTTTGGATTTTCGCGTATCCAGTGCCGCCACATCCCGGGATTTCAGCGAGGCGTCTTCACCGACGGCCTCCCTGATAGCCTGTGAACGACTGGAAAAGGCCTCCACCGGTACGCCCGGCATCTCCCACATACCGTGCTTACCGACCACTTCGGTTTCATAACCCAGCGCCTCAACGCGCTGACGTAACTCACTCTGATATATTTTCCCGAACGCAATCCGGTTCGCTAGCACGTTCTCGGAAAATCCGGTTTTCCCCACTTTGTCACTGCTCAGTGTCTTCCACTCGCCGTTATGCTGCGTGACATTAGCCACCACTACATGCGTGTGTAACTGTGGGTCCTGATCGCGACTGGTGTCATGGTTAAACAGTGCCATCACCAGATTACCGGTCAGCACCGTTTCTGACTGTCCGTCCGTCATCACCCGTGTGGAAGCCAGCGCCTCCACCTGACGGACAGCAAAATCCACGGCCTGGTTATGTGCATCAATAAGACGTTTATCCCCCCCGAGCATGGCCATCATGGAGACACTTTTGGGGGCGGAGAAGGTCAGGTCGTAGCCGGGACGATGCTTATTACTGCCATCCTGCATGCGGCTTAAATCCGCCCCGTCCGGCAGCCTGCCCTCCAGAAGACGGGTAAAAACATCCTTATCGACGCTGCCCTGCAGCCCAAGCTGTTCAGCCCCCTGACCAGCCCAGCGTTCTCCCATGCTGCCCAGCACATAGTAATTATCCTTGTCGGTGTAATAGTTTCCGGCACTGCCTGCCGATTTAACAACGCTGAAACTCAACATCAGAAATCATCTCCCGGCTCAACATCCTCCCCGCGCTCCCGGTGCACATTAATGTTCACCTCTTCACGACGCTGCATATGCTGCTGGATGTCCGGATGATTTTCCTGTTGCCATGCCTCATAAGCGGCCATATCCACCACTTCACCGGATTCACTGATCCCGGGTGGCAGTTGCTGTTCCATCTCTTCTTCCGGTTTCATTTTCAGCTCCTGCTCGATCCCCCCTGCCGGAACACTCACACCTGCATCTGACTTCTTATCATTGATGACAGAAGACACTGGCTGGGCGGCACCGGCACGCAGGTTAACGGTGATGAAGCCACTGTAAACAATAACGGCAACACCACCGTTGATGGTCAGGGCTCGACCGGTACCGAAATCGCGGGTAATAACGCTGTAGTGAATCAGGACGGGACTCTTCACGATGAATGGCGACACCACGCCCACGGCAGTCTTTACAGGCAGTGGAAATCTCCCCCTTCCCTTTACATTCAGGACAAGAAACTTTCACCACCTCCCGAATTTTTTTCCATTCTTCCCAGTAAGACGGATACACACCTTTCGTACACTTTGCCCATACTGGCGGCTTGCCATCCGGATACTGAACCTTGTTTGTAAAAACTTCGCCTTCAATAAATTTTTCCCCTCGGCAACAGGGGCACTGCTTTTTACTCGCTGCGCTGCGGGCATAATCCTCAAAAGCGTACGAAGCCATAGGTAATGACTCCAACTTACTGATAGTGTTTTATGTTCAGATAATGCCCGATGACCTTGTCATGCAGCTCCACCGATTTTGAGAACGACAGTGACTTCCGTCCCAGCCTTGCCAGATGTTGTCTCAGATTCAGACTGCTCTTTAACAATTTATCAGACAATCTGTGTGGGCACTCGAAGATACGGATTCTTGACGTCGCAAGACGAAAAATGAATACCAAGTCTCAGGAGTGAACACGTAATTCATTACGAAGTTTAATTCTTTGAGCATCAAACTTTT